TGAATGCAAATGTTAAGCCGGACTCCAATGAAGTAAGCCAGCGTCTTGCATTGGCCCGTGAACACAATGCTAACCATGCCAAGGTAGCAGACTTCTCAAGAGCTTACGAAGAACTGAACAGCCTTCAGCAAGAGTCAGAGAAGAAAACACTCAAGCTTCAGCAACTGAAGGATGAGAAGGTTACTCTCTTCCAGAAATCATCCATCGGTAAGATTGTTAATGGACTCACCTTTGATGATGACCGACTGTATTATAATGGCAAACCATTCGACGAGCAGACACAGCCGAAGTCTGTAATCATTGGGGTTGGAATGCGTATCGCCATGGCAATGAACCCGGAACTGAAAGTTATTGTTATCAACGATGGATCGCTTCTCGATAACGAATCGCTATCAACAGCTATCAAGGTAGCAAACAAATACGGATACCAATTAATTGTTGAGGTTGTTGGTAACAAAGATGAAAGTCTCCACGTAGAATACACAGAAGAAAATAATTAATCACAAGGCCCGGGTAACTCCGGGCCATAACTTAAACTTGTATGTCATCAAAGGAAGCAATAGAGAAATTGTATGCAAAGACCGCTGTATTCGCGGCATCAGTTGTCACAGACTCAGAGGAAGATCATTCATCTGTAGCTGCCCAGGTCCATATAACATCTGCCGTATGCCTGATTGAGAAAGCTCTCAGTTACTACGATGGAAGATACGCTATCAATCTCACAGGCCCAGATCTTATTGATATGCCAAAGCCAAGCGAAGAAATTATTGATGCCGATGGTGATTTCGATAAACTAAATATGATCGATGATGAGATCATCCGTATCAAAGCTAAGGCGAAATACATGATGGATGCCATCACTGAGATCGGATCAACACCGGTTGATGAATCAAAGAAGATTGCATGGGGTTATGTTGCACTGGCAACACAACACTTAGAACAGTCAGTGTATTTCTTCATCGATAGAATCAGGGCATGATACACACTCACGTAACAGTAACTGCACATGGGCAAGTTGTCTTTCACAGGTATGCTTGGACCGCAGATGACATGTTTACCGCTGAGTGTCTTGGCTTCGAGGTTGATCCATCTTCAGGGAATATCACAGCAGACATTGCAAAGACAAAGCGACAAGCTTTACTAGCATGGATGAAAGAAGTTGTGTATGATTTCTGGCACCAGAAGAGTGATCATCAGAAGCTTGTGATGCAAACCATTAAGCAGTGGTACGCATACTACCGGTCCATCTACACCAACAACTACTACCCGCGCCTTAAGTATTCCCGCACATTATACGATCACCAAAACGATACGATAATATCCGGACTTGGTACGCAACACAATCTGTTTGCTCTCGACATGGGTTTAGGAAAGACCATCACTACATCATCACTATCAAAGATGATGAACTATGGCCGGACCATTATCGTTTGTCCTGCGCTGGTTAAATGGAACTGGATGAGGGATATGTCTGGATGGGGATACAACAACATGTACTGGTCTATCTATGATGCCAAACCTAGCAAGACCAAGCGTGCATTCATCGAGCGCTTTGTTGTTGTGAACTTCGAGACTATCGAGAAACACTTCAATACTATCACTGCAGATTCATGTGAACATATCATCATCGATGAGTGTCACTACATCAAGAACCATAAGTCAGGCAGGTACAAGAATGTTGAGCGACTTGTCAAGAAGTATCCGAATGCCAGGGTGACATTGCTGTCAGGTACCCCGTTCACCAACAGGATCAATGACATGTTCGCTTACCTAAAGCTGTGTGGTCATCCATTGGGCCGGGACTACAAAGCATTTCTCGACAGGTATACAGACTACTCTCAAGGATCGAGAGGTATGAAGATACGTGGGTCAAAGAACATTGATGAGCTTAAGCTTCGCATATCTAACTTTATGATCCGCAAGAAGACTGAAGAGTGTATCGATCTACCTCCATTACTCATCAACAACTACTACTTCAGTCTTGATGATGATGACTTCCGTAAACAATACGATGAGATCCTTGGAGACATCGTAGCACAGGAGGAGGAGAGAGAACAGCTCGATGGTCAAGAGAAACGTCAGAAGACCATAGCAATGAATGGTAATTTAACAAAGCTTAACAGGCTTGTTACCATGACCAAGATCAAAGATGCTATCAAGTTGATTGATTCTATCAATGAAGAAGGTCGCAAAGCTATTGTGTTCTCAGGGTTTACAGGACCACTTGATATGTTACTGAAACATTATGGAAGGAAGGCCGTAAAGATTGATGGTAGTGTGGACTCTCATAAGCGTGACTTGATTGTTGAGCAGTTCAAGAATGATGAAGAGGTGATGGTGTTCCTTGGTAACAACAAGGCTGCAGGTGTAGGTATCAATCTTGTGAATGCAAGTGATGTCATCCTCCTGAATCTGCCATGGACTCCTGATGATATTGAACAACCATTCAAACGTGCGCACCGAATAGGTCAGAACAGAACAGTGAACGTGTACATCCTACTTGCAATGCAGACTGTAGATGAGTATATCTACAACCTGATTACTGACAAGGCCGGAGATATCAACAAGCTAATTGATGATGACAACACCAAGGGAGTGATACGATACGATAGTATCCCGGGAGATCTGTTCAAAGCATTGATCGATGAATACCGAAGCAGCCACGGAATGGCTATAAAAGAAAGAGGTAAAGGAAACTTAATTCAAGTATAAACCATGGGACAAGAATCGAAACCGGTGATGACTCCGGAACAAGCCAAAGAAGAATACAGTAAATGTATTCAAGACTACGACTACTTTGTAAACAAGTACATCGTAGTTCAAGAAGAGAATCCTAACCAAACAAAAATCAATTTCCCTGATGAGCAAGAGCAAGGTAACGGCACAATTTAAAACGGCGGAGCTTCATGCAGCCATTAAGAAATGTCTTCCAGCGGTGCCGTCAAAAGCTATCGAGAGATATCATGAGCTTGCGCTTATCGAGGTCAGTAGTGAGAACGGTATCTGCAAGATCACCGCAGGTACCGTTGACTACCAGATTGAATCGCATGTATCTTGTGAGTCAAAGGATGATGTGAAGTTCTGTATCGACCCGGATCTGGTTCTCAATACGCTAACCGGTTTTCAGGAGGAGGACTGCAAGATTGATTTCGTTGTTGACAATGGAAAGTATTTCATTGCCATCAAGACTACCAACAACAAGAACGGGTACAAGATATCTTCACTACCAAGTGATCACTATCCTGTTGCTAAGGTATCGAGTGACGTGGTAGCTACCATCAAGTTCAGTCTTGAGGAGATGAAGAAAGCTTTCGCATTCGTTTCCGGAATACCAAACAAGAACGATCTCGTGTTGTCAATGAGAGGTATCCGTTTGATGAAGTCTACTGATGACAAGTTCTCTCTCACCGCAGTAAGCAACGCTTTCTTATGTAAGGCTGAGGTTCACAGTACCATAACAGTTCCTACATTTACCTGCGTGTGCCTGCCTGATATAATCAACCCTGGAACTGGTACTGGAATGGCTGAGCTTATTATCACAAACAAGCACATTACATTCATTCACTCCGGTATAACAGTGAAAGGAAGGTTGATCGATGAGAAGTTCCCGAATGCAGAACAACTCATGAGTAGGAATCCTGGTGGTGAAATCGTAATGGACCGGGTCATTACCCTTCAAGCAATGAAGCGATTAAAAGCTTTCACATCGAGAGAAAGTATGATCGAGTTCAATATGAAGAATGAGGGTGAGATGGTTGTATCAGCGTTCAACAAAGAGGTTGAGAACCACGGCATAGAAACATTACCTGCTACCACTACGTATGAATTACCAATATCGTTTGGGGCAAATGTTGATTACATGATTGATGCCTTATCGAATTTACCATGTGATCAGTTTGTTATTTCAACAAAGAACGATGTAAAGATGCCGTTGTTTGTTTCTCAATTTGACAAAGGAGATGCATCATTTGAATCTTTAATCTGCAAGATGCGCACAGTATGACCATAACCATGTACAAGAATGCTTTCGATACTACCGGTTCTCCGGTGGATATGAATGAGTTTCTTGAACTGATTGGACTAGGAGAATGGGAAGAAGATGTCAAGACTATCCGTGAATCAAAAGATCAAAAGCTTATTGACTCACTGAAGAAGAGGCTACCTTGTGTCACATTCTCCGGCCAGTTCAGTCAGCGAGGCATAGAGTATTGCACTGAGTACAATGGCATGTACGTTATCGACATTGATAAACTCAATAAGAAACGTATCGCAGAGATATGGTCCATGCTTGAGCATGATGAGTATGTGTACTCCATGTTCACATCACCATCCGGAAACGGGCTGAAGATTATATTTGCAACAACAAACACAGACCCATTGTTGCATAGCAAGATGTTCCAGGTTGTAGCCTATTACTTCTTGACTGTGTACAATATCACTATCGACAAGTCAGGTTCAGATATCTCAAGGCTTTGCTTTGCATCATACGATCCAATGGTTCACTACAACAGTACGTTCTCACGCATCAATCTAATGTCGGTGAACATGCCTATTCAGAGATCGAAGAACAGGTATGAACACATGGTGAATGTGTCTGCTCAGTCAATGATTGAAAAAGGGATGGTAGAGACTGATATCAGAAGGATATACAAAGTGGTTCGTGGATGGGTAGAGAGTCGTGGTATACACTACCGGAAGGGGCACCGCCATAACTTCCTACTGAACATGGCGTGTGCTATGTACCGCGCTGGTGTACGTACTGATGACATCATTCGTATTATTCATCGCAATCACTCGATCGATCAGGAGATGAGCAAAGATCTTGAGAGGATTATCAAATCAATCAACGACGATTATTCAAATCAATTTAATACAAAACCTATATGGGCAAGAAGAAACAAACCTACATTGGGATTGGACCTCACGGGTCTGACATGATCTGCGATTCATGGGAAGAAGTTCACTTCACATGGTGGCTGAAAGAATTAAAGGACCGTGGATTCGTTGATGATTACATGAGAAGCAAGACCTATGCACTGAATCATGGCCTTGACATGGAGCTCAATGTTCTGCGCAAGAGAAAAGGAAAACTCGTGGAGGTTAAATCTATCGTGAATATAATTCCGGCAAAGGAGTACACACCAGATTTCGTTGTGAGGTTCAATAAGATATCGCAAGATATATTCTACAGTCATACGAAGCTTAAGTATTTTAGTGAACCAGTAAGTGTTGTTGAGGTTAAGCCGGCTTTTGATTTCAAGAACATGACCCGTCTTGCTCAGACAAACATTGCCTTCTTGCATGCAACAGAAGGTATCGTTACCGACTTGACTATTCCTTCCGGAAAGAAAGGGTGCTTGTTCGAACAGACATTTACTCCGAAGAGATTCCTGTTTCAAGATATGACCAATAAGAAGAGGACCATCACAAAGTTCAAAGTTCGTACACTGGATGAGTTCCTAGCTATGGAAGCCAGCCTTGCGATTCAGGAGAATATTATTGGAGATGACGGAGATCTTTTATAACTTCGCACAAAAGAAATTAACATGGCACTATTGGAAGTTTACAAAGTTGTGGAAGTCAAAGGAGACGAAGGCTTCAAGGATAGCGTGAAGTATAAAGTTGAGGTAGATGTTATCGACACTGTCGACATCAAGTCAGCTCGTATCTTCCGCCCATCGAAGAAGCATGCTGAATCCGGTATCCGTTCAGAGATGATACGTATCTATTTTAAAACCGGTGGAGAGATGACTATCCTAGAGAAATGGGAATCATTCAGTCAAAGAGCAAATGTCGTTAAAGCGCCAGCCCCAATCAAAGAAGTCGCAAAGGATTAATGCTGAGCGCCGGAATATATCCGGTGTATACAATGATCCAATCGTTTCATCAGCAGAGATCAAGAGAATAATTGTATCCAAGATTATTGAATATGATCTTGATCCAAGACTATTGTCTGTTGCCATAGGTCTTGATGAGACAAAGCTCAGCAATCTTTACCTCAAGAAGAAGAAGCCCATGAGGACACCAAACCTATCCTCATATGAGATAATCAATCTCGCTTCGATACTTGGTGTTCAAATAAAAATTAATCTGTATTTGAAACCTTCTGAAGAAATCAACGTTGAAGAACTTAAAAGGCAATATGGAAAAGCCTAAGCTAGTGAGATCGAAATCGGATGAGGCAACGCTTGAGACTATTACAAACAGGTTAAGCGAGCTGAGTATCGATGTGCATCAGATTGAAATAACAGATAACAGAACTGCAGTTGCTCGCGCTCTAAGCAAGTGCAGGACATTGAAAGCTGAAGTAGACTTATTCTACGCCAGATTAAAAGTTGAGCGAGACAGATTAGCAAACCTTAAAAAACAATAAAGTATGTCAAGAAGAGGCTCTATGCAGCAAGTCGGTTCCGGCGCAGACTGGAATCCAAAGAAAAATGAAGACGGAACAGACCGCGTGTTTGATCCAAAGAACCCACCTGCAATCGAGGGGTGGTACCTTGGTGGTGTACCTAACCAAGGGAAGGATGGTAACAGTACATTGCATTCAATGTTGTGTAGCCATGTTGATGGCACTGATCATCCAAAAGGTAAGGAGGTATCGATCAACTTCTGGGGATCACATGTGCTCGATGATCAACTCTCGAAGATCCGTCCGGGTGTATTCGCTGCGATCGAATACGAGGGTGTAAAGCAACCTACAACAAAAGGCGGCCGTTCGTACAACTCTTACAAAGTGTTTAAGGATGAGAAAGACTTCCGCCCTGAACTCGTAGGAGGGGCTCCGGTAGCACCAGCTCAGGCACCTGCACAAAACGTTGCAGCTGCACCTGTAGCACAAGCACCATCTCCAAGCGCAGCTGCTCCGGTAGCAAACGTTATACCAGATGATACAGACGATCTCCCATTCTAAACCAAACAAGTTACAAACGAAAAGCCTGGGCTAGTTCCAGGCTTTTAAATTCCATCTAGTTATGAAAAAAGAAATGATCGTATCGTGCGATAACAACGAGAAAGATTTGACTGAGTTGTTTGACTTTATCTGGAGTAAGACTACTCATGATGCCAGTGACAACAAGAAGAAGTACTTGAATAATGGAGTTGCAAATGCAAACAGTTTACTCCGGTTCTGCAACGACAAGAAGTTGCATGTTGAATTCAACAGTGAGGTTGCTCCTGTTGTTGTTCACTACTCTGAAGATGTTGATGAGGCTTTCGAGAAGACACCTGGTGTTGACAAGGAAGATCTTGATGACTCACTCCCTTTTGAAATAGGTTAATCCTCATCCTTTTTAGAGGTACCATTCTTGATGGCCAGCAGTTCTTCGAACCTGGCCATTCCTTTTTTTATCTCCGACTCACCATACGCTTCTTCTTTGTATGAGTGATTCATGTCGTAAGTCCCGGTTCTTTCTACCTCACAGAATGATATTACGATACCGCGATCCTTCGCATAAACACTTAAGTTTTCAATCATTGACATAGGTTAGTCATTTAGATGGTTGACAAATATTACTCCTGCTTTAGAGTATGCACGCTTGCGCTTGTATACGCCATCGCCATTTGATTGGCTGCCAGCAATACCGGCAGATGTATTCCCTTCGATGGAGTAGAATTCTTTTCTTGAGTCATCAACCCATCCAATGAAGATACCGGTATGATCCATCTTCTTGTCCTTGTTGAAGTCGAACAATACAATGTCACCGGCTTTTGGATTCTCAGTTAATAAACCTTTCTTCCTCCAGAAGTTGTATGCTGATGGACAGTAGTGGTATCCTTTAGGTGAGTCGATCTTTCCAAGAGGTAATCCGGCTTTATCGTACACGAACGATACAAACATGGCGCACCATGCAAGACCATCCATGCCGTACCATTTACCGAAAATGTTTTTGTTTCCGGCAGATTCTTTATAGCCAACATGATGTTCGGCAACGGAGATTATATCAGCCCTGGTTCCCATCCTTGTTTCTTTTTAATCGTGGTTGAATATATGTTTTGAATACGTATTGACCAAGCATACCACAGAAGCCACCTATAATACCGTATAAGCCAACCTCAAAGATATGCCATCCGTATTCGTATACTGTCTTGAAGACTGAGAGTAGCACGCCACCGGCGAACCCAACTACTTCTGGTGTATGGTCATGAGTCATGTGGCAAAGTTAATGAAAAAATATAAACAATACGGGCTCCTTTCGAGAGCCCGTTAAATCGTTTTAGAATGTAGTTTCCTTACGGAAGGTCAGTCCAAGGGCGTTGTTGCTTCTCGTAGCCAGCGATGTATTCTGCTTGAGCCTGCAGATACTCTTCTCTTGCTGTTCCGGTAAGTGTTGTTTCAACACCATGAGAAACTTTAGCTACAGCATTCTGGATGGTGAATCCAATTGTGATGTCGTAGTTGTTTCCTCCGGTAGGGACAAGTGAGAATGTATTACTTCTCGATGTATCCTTGGTTACAAAGATAGGATCGTTGTCTTTAGCTGAGTTCTCAACGTCATCAGCATAGTTTTGGAAGAAGTCATTGAAATCTTGAGATCCAAACTCAAGAGTTGACATCACCGGGTAAACGTACTGTACTGATACGTTCACGTCGAATTCAACATCCATTTGGATAGGTACAACAGGATCTCCTTCTTGTGTTACAGTGTAGTTAACTGACATATTTTTGTTTTTAAATTTACGATTAGGTGTATGAAATATTAACAGCAACTTGGTTAGCTGGAATAGCACCAGTGTCTGTATGAGCAATACCAGTAGTAATAGCGTAAGCAATACCGGAAGATAAACGTATTCCAAAAGGTCCTCCATTTATTTGAATTGTATCGTTGGCTGGAATCATAATCGTCTTAGCAGGTGTGTCTGAAGCAAGGACTGGTGCAGCATTCTTATTGTACAGCTTGAAGTATACTGGTGATGCTCCGTTGTTGCTAAGAGTGATCTCATTAATACTTGCAGCAGTAGCTTTAACAGACGTTAAGTTTGTTGAGTTTGCACCTATAACATTGTGTTGTGTAGAAGCACCCTGACCTGTTTGCGGAACGTTTGTTATAACTTGGTTTGATCCAAGAGTGATAGCTGCAGCTGTAACATTCAATCGTGCAGCTGTATTTTGTTGTACGTTAAGTCTCGTAGACATCCATGGCACTTGAGAGAACGTGGTATTAACCCTTACGTTACCTCCAGTGAATCCTGTTGATACGCGTATACGAACATACCTTGATTGCACAGCGCCTGTAAATACCCTGTTGGAGTTTGCTGCAATTGTTATTGCCGCAATGTTTGGATCTGAACCTAAAACGGATTCTTCAAATACCGGCCATGGAATACCGGTAGTGATGGTATTATCATTTGTCTGTTCAAAGATAATTGCCCCGGCAGATATACCAGCGGAACCTATGATTGAAACAGAGAATGAATTGAAGTTACGCACATCGAACCAACCGTTTACTACATTGGTAAGTAGATCTGTGTTGACGGCTGTTATTGTAGGTGAATCTACCAGAACTTTCTTCGATAAGTTCACTGGGGCAGCAGAGTTTCCGTCTGAATAACCAAGGACTGGAAGTTTTGCTTCAATAGCTTCAAGACCAGATACAACACTTGATGTATCGCCAGCTCCACAATTCGCTTTAATAGCATCTTGTATATCTGTTGCCGCTTTCTTCAAGCCTGCAAGGTTAGGTGTCCATGTAGCTTGATTGGTTACATCTTGGATATCGAAATCCAAACGAGCAACATTACCTTGTCCATCAGTGAAGTTGATCGTTAATTTAAGCAGGTCATTCCAATGGTATCCGGAGTTGGGGAGAGATCTGTAGTTCGGGAAGTACATCGGTTCAACACTCTTGATGTTACAAACCGAGAACACGTAGTTATGCTGACCAGTTGATGTTGGTGCAGCTCCTGTATTTTCAATTACGATAGTATTACCATCGATCACTACTGTCTTTTGTCTGTTCAGAACCATATCAATTGTTGATTAAGTATCCAATGCCTACTCCGTAAACAAACATGGCTGGCCTGGATAAGTACCATGGTGTTTTATTTTCCTTCACCACAATATTGTTCACGTAAGGAACTGTGGTGTATGGGTTGTATGAATTTAACTGAACAATAGGCTCAGCCTTTTTAAACAATCCTTTCTTTTTGTACCCTATTGTTACGTCGAACTTGTTGATGAATCGCAATGAATCAATGAATACGTAGTTGTCAAACACTCTACCGTCGATCGAAGCCCACTCATTATTCATCATGAATCTATTCGTGGTGTCAATGTACATTGTGTCTTTATTATAAACAGTATCAACCACATATGGAACTTTAACATTCTTAATCTCTGTTAAGAGCTCCGCCTTTGTCACGCTTTGCAATTTCTTAAATGACTCAAACTCTTTCCCGAGAAGGTTCATCGCTTTATCTTGTGAGATAATATGCTGCCTCATCCGGATAGACTCATGCACCGCCATGTCACGGTGAGAAATCAATTGAGCATTTTCTTTCTCAAGGAACGATATCTGGTCCTCGTATTCAGAGGATACTTCAGCAATCTTATTACATGAAGCAGCTTGGTTTATCACGAATGATACAGCAAGCAGGAATGACAACGCCTTCCATATGTTAAAGCCTTTGATCATTTCTCTTTATAAAAGTTAGTGATCAATGCACCTACCATAGCTGACACTATGACAGCTTTGTGTAAGAATGGAAACGGTGACAAGAAATCAATTGAGAATTCAAGTGCACCTATAGCTGTCAATGCAGCCCCAATCCTACGCATCTTCGCAGGAGTGGGGGCATTGAAATTATTTATGAGTTTCCTTAACATTACGGTACTACTACGTTTTGAACACTGGTACATCCGTTTGCATCTGTAACGGTACATGCATAGTTTCCAGCAAGAGGGGCTACTATGTTTTGTGTAGTAGCAGTGAATCCACCAGGACCGGTCCATGAGTATGCGTATGGAAGCGTACCTCCAGAAGCAATCACAGATACATTTGCAGTAGGCGCAGCACCAACGGTGTTTGCTCCAGTAACAAGCAGGTTAGGCTGTGTCAGCGTAAATGTGATAGCCACCTCGTCACCATTTGAATCAGTGATGGTAACAGTGTTGTTTCCGGCAGGAAGGTTTCCGGCGGTACCCTTCTCATAAGAGATAGAGTAAGGACCTTCTCCTCCGGTAATGTTCAGCTGAATATTACCATTGCTCAAGCCATTACAGCTTGGGTTCTCAAAGCTGATGATAGTTGCTGCAAGACCTGGATTGGTTGATACCGAACCAGTGCAAGCTCCAGTCAATGGATCTGGTGTGCTTGTTGCCTGTACATTGAGGCCATTAACAAGGTCAAGATATTGTTGACCGGTAAGCGTTCCGGCTTTAGCAAGGCAAAGAGCATCATCAAGAATTTTCTTAGCTGCCTCGCATGCGCAGTCACAGTCACCAAGTACTGATGGCAATAAAGAACCGGTAACCACCATGTAAGTACATGCCGGGCATCCGTATTTTATGGTAAGCAAATTACCATTTTCGGAATCAAGGAATAACCATGCTTCGTTTGCCGCAGGATTCGGAGTTTCGTTTCTTGTTTGAACAGGGATAATCATGTCCTTATGGAGTTACAATTACTGAATAGTCCGAAGCGGATACACAACCAAGGAACTTTCCGGTTGTTGGGTGGTATGCTTTAACATACCCCTCTCCACATTTAACACGAGCATCATTGTATTGCTCAGCGTCAGAAGGAGTGAGACAACCTACATGCTTGTCGCATTCGTAAATAGCAACAAGACCTGGAGGGCAACACCCGCAATCTTCTTTTGGTTCGCAGTCTTCACAAGGCTGGAACTTATTGTATACTGTTTGATTCTCGTATGGCATCGTTAACAGGTTGAACAGTGTTTATACATGGTATCAATTAGTGCACACAGTTCATCTTGCTTAATGCAATTGACTTCGTCAGGGTGCACTGATGCTTTCGGCAAAGATACCGAATTCTTGTATTTTTCAAAAGCAAATCTTCCTTTACTGGAGAAGACTACTGTGTCGTAATTTATGACAGGATTTGCGACATACTCATCAAGCTCTTGAGCAAGCCACATAAGGTAGTTTATTGAATTCCATAACGCATCTGCTTCGGATATTCTACCCAAAGACATGAGCTCGACATACTTAACGGCAATACCGGAAGAGCAATCTTTAATCCTTATTGAGGATGAGCATATGAAATTCTTACTCAGCATTACTGAAGAGGTATGATTATCTGTCCGCGAATATAGAATCTCTTACTAGAGAATGATGCTGGAATTTTTATTGTTGAGAACTTAATGAGTGAAGAGCCAACATTACAGTATGCCAACATACCCTCATTAGAATCTAAACCTGACTCAGGATCGAGTGTTGAACCATTGGCCATGTTCGCTCCATTCTCATAAACAAAACTCATGACAGACCTAACTTCTTTTGCAGCAGTGTTTGATCCGGCAAGAGTTATCTCTACGGCAGTTGTGATAGGAAGTCCTCCGGCGTTTGCAAGGTTTAACTCAAGCATGATGTTTACGAACATTGTCTTACCAACAATGAGGTATGACGAATCAGTACTGGTTGTGGAACCTATACCAAAGTCAATATCTGATGGATCGACATTTGTCCATGCTGTTGAGAAAGCAATATCACCAGAAGGACCAGCAGGACCGGCAGGGCCAGCAGGACCCGGATCGCCATCATCGCCCTTATCTCCCTTTGGACCAGCCACACCTTGAATACCTTGAGGTCCGGCAGGACCGCGATCTCCAGTATCACCTTTGTCACCCTTTGGACCTTGAGGACCTGGATCGCCAGCTTCACCTTGTTCTCCTTGAGGTCCGGCTACACCCTGCTCACCTTGAGGACCGGCAGGACCAGCGGGACCGGTATCACCTTTGTCCCCTTTATCACCTTTAGGGCCTACAGGTATTTGCTTGTCTCCGCAACCGCATTCGTCTTCGAATTCATTGAACGCCATATCAAGATACTTTAAGTGCTACAATAGATGCTCCAAGGATTTGGATGTTTGCTCCTCCGGAAGTTTCCCAAACATATATCTCTACAACATCACCAGCGTTAAGCGGACTTGGTCCGGCATGCAAGTGCATTGTTACAGGGTATGTTCCTGGAGTTCTTCCAGCTGTACTCTCTTGACCATTCCAACCTTGGTTATTGAGAATGGTTCCGTTTACACGAAGAGCCATATTGAATACACCTCCGGCGCCAACAGCACAGTTCGTTTGAAACAGTATCAAGTAAGTACCAGTTTGGTTTATTGTAAGTGACTCACCAATGTTGAATGAACCAGCAGGTACAAGGATATCTTTAGGGCCATTGTCTTTTTGGAAGACGTATGTCACGATACCGGCAGGGCCTTGAGGACCTACAGGACCTTGCTCTCCTTGCTCTCCTTGAGGGCCAGTTCCACCAGGAGGGCCTACTGGACCTTGAAGACCACGCTCGCCACGCTTGGTTATTACTTCGCGCTCGCAGCATGAACCACCACACTTCTTTCCTTTTTTATTACAGTCTTTGCACATGATTATTTCATTACGAATAATTGTGGATTACTCAGTGAACATGATCCAACACCTATGGTGACAGAAGAAACTTGTATGTCAATTACCTGACCAAGATCTCCGGATACATATGTGTCATTAATCATGAATGTGATTTTCCCTCGCTCGCTTAATGACCCGGCTATTCTTTCAAATACAACAGGGTTACCATATGGTGAACCATTCTTGCGCATGCGCACAACGAAGTATACAGCTCCAGAAGATGTGTAATCAAATGATACGAACGCAACATGTGATCCTACTTCTGATATAGGATGAGCAACACCGGTTCCGAGAATGATATCAACAGCAGTTGCTAGTGCCTGAGTAGTTGTACTATCATAGCACCATTTGTTTATCTCTCCGGCAGGACCTTGGACGCCTTGGATACCTTGTGGGCCGGCAGGACCGGGAGGACCAGCAGGGCCTGTAGGACCTCCAGGATCTCCTTGATCACCCTTGTCACCTTTATCCCCCTTGGGGCCTTGAGGACCAGGATCACCTTTAGCGCCACGAGGACCACGAGGTCCTTGTACTTCTATAGCTTCTGGGCAGTTACCTTTACTCATAAACAGCAATCACATAGGTTACGTAAATACTCCGCAATGACATTTGCGTCATTGTACTTACCATGCTCAGCGGCCCACACCATGTTGGTGTATAAGTCCCTCATACGGACGGCCATTTGCGTTTCTTTGCTGTCAACTTCAAGCAAGTTTACCTTTGCCATCTTGTTCTCTATGCAACACTTCAAACATTCACTGAACAAGAAGTAGCATTTAGTTTGTATTGTCTCAGCATCTTCTGTACCTGGCTGATACAAGCAAACCAACTCAACAGTGTAAACACCTGAGTCTATCTTTTGAAGACCGAGATCTTCGGCAAGCAATTCAAACCCGAGTTCAGTTGCAGAAGGGAAGATACCGGTTGTATCTATCTTCTTTACTTCACTCATTGTTGGGCCTTTGATTAACAAATAAGACTCACTGATATCTGTAGTCTTCAGGTTAGGTTCTCCCCACCCGGTTTCATTACAACACTCTGAATACTCTCCAGATGTTTCATATACGATAACAGACTGGCAGTCAGATGAAGTTTTTATTTTGATCTCGTTGGCCATTTAACGCAAAGATAAGGTAAATTGTTTCAATTGCAATTAATATAATTTCGTCACTTGCGGTGGTTCAGGATCTGATTCTCGAACCATGATAGCGTCATTGAATTCATTGCCTTGGTCGATAACGGAGTTCTTGCCCATCCATAATTGCATGAGTGCTTTCCGGCGGAACCTTGAGAATATCTTATTCAAATACTCTTGAGCCTGTGTATCAGACATTGTAGCTATCTTGTCCAAACCGGTGTCAAGCAGGAATTGCTTAGCCTCTGTACCTGACTGCTTAATAATATCCCAGTATTGGTCATCGGTAATCTTTGTGCCATCAGGAAGTTCCTGCCCCTTGTTGTAATCAGGAATGAACAGTCCTCTCTTTATGAGTGGAGTATACACGGGGTGTTCCTTAACCTCTTGAGAGAATCTATCCCCGTACTTTATCGGTTCGCCAAGTGCATTCAGTTTTTCTCCGGAAGCCCTTCTTACAAATGGAATGTTCGCAGCAATCATGGATAGAAGATCATCTCTTCTGTACACATTACTGTCTGTCATCCGGTCGATATTGGATAACAATCCTTTCCAAGGAATGAATCCGGAAAGAGGTCTTGTTAAATTACCTACAGTTTTCTCAAATGCATTCATGTCACCTTTGCTATCAACAAGCCCAGAGAGGAACCCATTAATACCGGTTAAGTATGATTGCTCAAGCATTCCTGACACAGATCTCTGAAGGACAAATGCTGACTCAGTCAAGATGTCCGATTCATTCTGATCACTCCATCTTCTGTGGTCTGCTGTATTCCCGGCGAAAGAAAGCACGGCGAACAATGGTGAGAACTGGTATGAGTAGTACTTGTCACCAATCTTGATTGAATACGGAAGCCACCCGGTTTCTCTTAACTGAGCTTGCTTATCCCAATCGGTAGGACCTTTACCATAGATTTTAAATCCTGAGTCATCATCATCATCATAAGCCAATGCTACCGCAGTCAGTAGTGTTGAACCTACAACTACCTTCAAAGCGGATCTTGCCTGCTCTTCTCTTTCATTTTCCCTCCTAACTCCAGGTATTCCAAATGGGGTGTACCCAAGCATTTCATTGAAGACGTTGGCAACAACTTTAGTGAATGGAACCACAAGTCTTAATGCAGGCATCTTCTTCACTCCGTTGTTTATGAGCTCAGCTACTATACCAAGAACACCTTGGGGTTTGTAGTTATATGTGAATTTACGACCGTAGTTTTTAGCTCGTTCAATGTAGTGAGCGTCTACCTTATTCTCCCATATCTCCCAAGCTCTACGATATGTCATAGCTCTTTTCTTAGTTGGAGAATAGTTTTCGCCCATGTACTTCATATCCGACTCAACATCTTTTGTTGCCTCGGCAATTGTTTCACTCCATTCTTTCTTGGTGTACCCCATTTTTTCGTTAACGAAATCATTGAGGGCTTTCCCGGAAAGACCTTTATTCCTTCCTTCCATGTGAACGATTTCGTAAAGCTTAACAGCCTCTGCTCCAGAGAAGAATATCTCATCAGTAGCAGCCATAAAACGTCCAACGTATTTCAGGTAATTCAATGGGTTTATAGATCCTCCTTTATATCGAACATCTTCAAGAGGATTCACAACATTCTCTATACCGGTAAGATCGGATCGTATTGTAGATGACGGTCCGTAAGCAATTGTTGATGCAGCTTCAGATACACCTTTTGTACCTACACCAGTAGCAAAAGCTTTCCATATCGACACAGCTCTCTTCATGTCAGGATATGTCAATACTTTACTCTTACCTACTTTTATTCCCGGGATGTTTGATGCTTCGCTTTTTAATCTGGGAGTTAATGCAAGTATGGAATTGATAGGCATCTCAACAAGAGACTTAATCAAGTTTGCATTGAAGTTTAGTTTCTGTGTATCAATAGATGATAATGTGTTAGCATACCACATAGACCACATCAAGTCAGATGGTGGTACCGGTATTTTGTTCTTGGCATCTTTAGATCCATATACAGAATAATTGTACATGGACTTCATGATCTCAATAGCTACTTTCCTCTTGGCTGCATCGGTCTTAAGATTCTTCAATTTCTCTTGAAGAGATTCTATGTATGACACGAAGTCTTTATCGGGATCTTTTATACCGTATTCCTTCTTGATTATGTTTTCAATTTCATCCCTAGTCATCAATGAGCCATCACCTAGAATGTCATCTATAGCCTTCTTTAGCTTACGATTAACAACTGGAGCGTTATCACTTACTACTTTTGAAGCGTCATTCTTTTGAGTTGTAACTTTGTCGACAACATCTTTGGCTATTTTAGAAGCAACATCTTTTGACAGACCGTAATCTTTTGCTATTGTTTCTACAAGCTTATCGGTAACACCGTCTTTAAGAATTGAATTCAAAGTATTTGATAACTCTTCTTTAGATTTTTCCGGCGATTGCTTAGCTGGCTTATCAACTTGATTCTGTACAGCTTCATCAATTGTTTTTGGCAGACTCTTGATGACGTTGTCCATTGATTTCTCATACAGAGAAATGAATTCATTTATCTTCTCACGATTCTTTTCTATGTTAGATCTAATCTTATTGTTCTGAACATTCATCAAAGCAAGGAATTGCTTTGGAGAAAACTCATTCAGTATTTTCAACGCATCAACACCACGACCAAGCTCTGTAGCAAACTTCATCATGAAGTTTGTAATCTCTACTGAACGCTCTCTTACTCTGTCTGCAGAAACTTGCTCGCCTTTAGACTCAAAGTCTTTAGCCATTTCTTCTGATGACTTAACGATCATTGATGCGAGAGTAATCCTTACAGCAGCATCAAGACCATTACGCTTATTCATAGCAATAGTAGTAGCAACGTCTACGCCAAACTTATCTATGATGTTCTTAGCTTCTTGCTCGTTTATAGATCTGCTTCTCTGGTAGTATGTCTCAACTTCTTTAACAGCTTCCGCGGCTTGTTCTGTCAACTCTTTTTCATTTGACAATAATCTTTCCGCTGTTTTTCTTTTCGCAGTTCTAGTGCCTTCATCTTCGATGTTTGAGAATTCAGGATCTGCTACTTTCTCAAGTTCAGCTTTTATGAAATTCTTCATATCGTTCACAGCCTTCTCCCTTGCTTGTTCTGGAAGAGACTGGAAGTATTCTGTAGTCTGAAAGAATCCAATTGCATTCGCCACAGCCTGTGCTACTGATCCGGATGTTTCTATTGTTTTAGCTGCGAGCTCAATCATACCATCCCATGCTTTAAGCAGTAGCTTGTTAGCTCCGGCTGCACCAGCCATATCTTTCATGAATTGCTCCGGCATCTTTAATTTCCGGGTAGCGTCTGCAACCTTCTTGAATTTATCTTTGATGGAAGTAGATTCTTCTTTAGTCTGCTTCTCTGCAAACATTCTGTCAAACACTTCTCTTACATCTTCATCAATCTTTACATTGATTGGAGATCCTTTAAGTGCAGAATAAATTTCAGTGAACCAATCCTTCATTCTATCGAACACTGACTTCAATTCAGGAGATGGAGCTTTACCATCTCTCATGTATCTCTCACCTGCACGAGCAACTTTCTCTTCAGCTTTAACGTCCCATACTCCATCTTTAACTCCAGCCCATTGCTCAAGAGTTTTAATGTCCTCATCTATCTGTGACTTCAATTCTGGAGTTGATGCGTTATCTCTTGCTTCATAAATGTCACGTCTGAAGCCATGGAACAATTCATGGATGAGTGTGCTTATGTCTGCAGATTCAAACGCATGTATGATGTATGCAGAGTTATCACCAAACTCTATAGCACCTTTCTCTCCTTGGGAAAGTTTCTTTGTAATGTCGACAGTTCTGTTCTCTGCAGGTTTACCCTGCATCTTTCTGTTTACAGTATTGATCGACATGGTCCATCCGCCGTTCTCTGCTTTAGAGTCAAGAACGATTCTGTCTCCCGGATTCATATCGATTGTTTCAATCATGGTTTCTTCCGGAGATATCATCTCTCTTTCTTCGTCAGAAAGTAATGATCTTTCAGATACATTTCTTGCCTCAACCTCGCCTGATGACTTGGTGTATATTTTTTTTGCAGTAGGTTTTGAATATCCAGCTGCAACAAAATCTTCCGGCGCTGACCCTGGTTGAAAACCTTCTTGCTTCTGGATAAAATGTTGTACTTCGTGACGCAACGTGAGATACATATCAGCTATAGATCCAGCGCGTACAGCAATCTTGTTGTTCGATAGATCAGCATAACCCAGAGCTTTGGCTTCTGCGAGCTCTGAGTTCTTTGAATCCTGTATTTCTATTTCAATATCCTTAAGGAATGGATGTGATTCATAAAGCTCATTCCATTCAAGGACTTCAGAAAGTTTCTTTGTTCCCGGAACAACATCACCGTTATCATTCGATGATGGCTTGAATACAACATTGTCTTGACCTGGAACTTCTGTCTTCCATTTGTCATCAGCTCTGTCATAGTACCATCCGGTTTTTTGCCACACACTAGTAGCATCAGATCCTGAATCCTGAAGCTTTTTAGCTGAAGATAAATCAGTCTTCTGCTTAGGTGTAAGGTTGGATCCTTCTCCTACGAACTGGTATAATACTGGTTGGTCAACCAGATCTTCCGGTGAAGATTCCTGGGCAGACTTATCTGCATACCATTCGTCAATATCTTTTCCGGTTTGTTTGGACCATACTTTTGCTCTTGCCTCGGCAAGTGATAATGCTGCACTTATCTGATCAGTGTCAGCTTTACCTTCAAAAGCTACATTGACAGATTGTTCAAACGCTTCTCTGTTTGGTGATGGAACTTTTACTGTTTCCGGTTTTATTTCTTCTTGAACAGGTTGTTGCACTTGTTCTTCTTTGGCGAGCTCTGCTTGTACCTCCGGCTTTGATGCAGTCTTTGATACAGCATTAGCAACTGAGTTCACAACATTGCCTATTACTTCTGCGACAATAGGGTCTACTTTCTTCTTCTGTTCCTCAGTGAGTGTTTTATACTTTGACTTGAATACATCCATTGATGAGTTGTATCCAAATGCAGCACCCATAACAAATGATCCGACAAGGAACTCTTGCCAAGATTCCATGTCAGGAAACTTTTCCTTTACAGCATCGATGAACGATTGACCATTCTCTGTTTCAAGATAAATGTTCGTGAGCTCTTCACCTAATTCCTGTCCGGTCTCACCAATACCACGAGATACTACTGCACCGGTTTTATCAACAGAAGAAGCAATAGCTTTCACCCCTCTATCTGTTAATAGTTTCTTTGTATACATGGCACCTTTCTCAGTAGCAGCAACACTCAGTGCTTTACCAATAAACGGCTCAACAGCTTGACCTAAAATTGATCCGGCAAAACCGGCTGCGAAGTTAAGTTGATCTTCATTATTTGTGAAGATATTCCCAGCCATCTCAAATGAATACGCTTCATCAAGAGCCTTTCCTATTGCTTTAGCAATCTTGCTGTTTGAGTTTACAAAAGAGGAAACATATGCAGCTTCAAGAGATGTTGCTTTCCCGGCTTTATCTATGGCGGACAATCCTTTCTGAAGCGATCCTAAAGCTGGTACATTTCTTGTCATCAGCAATGGTATCATTATACCACCTGTAGTTCCTGCGAGCTCACCCAATCTATCAGCATCAAAGTCTGTAACCCATGAAGCTGGATTGTACCACTTGAAATCAGATTGCATTAAAGGATCAGGAGTGGATTGCTCTATGTTTGCGCCAAGCTGAGCTTGGTTTATATTCTCGTTCTTTACCCCGATGTCATTCAACATAGACACGACAAGAGCATTCCTGTCTGAGTATTTTGTACTCTTTGTTCCTTCAACATTTGGAGATATCATTGACAGAGCAGACTCTGTTGCGCTGGCAGCAAAACCAGGTTCATTACCAAATCCGGAAATGGATGAGTTGAGGAAGAACAATGGAGCCATCACCTGAAGATCTCTCTTCAATCTGTAGTAACGATCTCTGTCATCATCTTTGAGTGCATCTCCTGCAATAGGGATCTGTGAAAGGAAATCCTTTGGAGCATCCATAGCTCCGCCGTAACTCTGAGACAACGTAATATATTCGTCATACATTGTTTTGTACCACAGTTCGAACTTCTCTTTCTCAGACAATCCAGATGGCAATGCATCAAGAAGTTTGATTGAGGAATCAGAAACGGTATTCTTTACTTCATCAATAGTAGGGATAGCGGAGAAGAAGTCTCCGCGCATAGCTTTGTATTCGTCGAGTTTATTCTCGTAGAAATCCCTCTGCGATGGCGTGAGATTTCTTTCGAGCATCTTCTCCATTTGAGATACAGCAGCATCAACATTCTGATATCTCTTGTTACGGAATTCATTATACTGCTTCTCGTATTCTCGGTACTTCTGTCCAAAGTAATTATCATCCGAATATCCAGGAACAGACTTGAGTCTTTCCATTTCTGATTTAAGGAAATATTCTTTCGACACAAGATTCATGTAGTCCTGATTGATACCATCGCCACCGAAGAAAGATACTCCAGTGTTCGGATCTACATCTTGATTAGTAGCAAGAGATCTAGCCATCTCACGTTTTTGAGATGACATATATTGATCAACAGTTTTACCTTGAGCCTCAGCCTTCTTCTTTTCTACAGCTGTAGTCAATGCAAAATTATAGAAGTTGTCATACGTTGATTTATTCTGACGAAAGAACTCTGACTGGTTTATACCTTGCGATGCGGTCTGATCAGCACCGGTTGATACATCAGGATTCAATGGGTCATAAACTTCTTCTGTAGCTTGTTGTTGAGGCAATAGCTTATTAAGCTCACTGAGCATTTTCTTTTGCTGATCATCGAGATAATAATCTGCAGGCTTGATGTTTGAAGCAATTGACTTTACATCAAACGGAGATTGCTCGGCACCTTGTTGTTCAACACCTGCTCCGAAAGCTTCATTGAATAAAGAAGATACTTCAGTTTCTGTTGTTGGAGTTGCTGGTGTTCCCTCCCAGACTTGCTGAAAATTTGATTGGACCGATTGTTGCGCTGAAGGAGCAGGTTGCCCATTTACTGAAAACGTTGCTCCATATCCGCCACCATTTTCTGCTGTCACCTCCACCGGTGTGGCTTGCTGTATTGCTGGTGAAGGTTCCGCTTTTTTTAATGGCACACCTCCTGCAGGGATCTCATCATCAATCTCACCGGCAGCAGATGACGTTGGTGCAACATTAACTTTTGCTGTAGTACTTTTTAATGGAACTCCACCTGCCGGGATTTCATCATCCAATTCATTTCCGTTGCTCATTGCTGATATTTTAAGCGTTCTTTAGACATCTCTTCATCGTAGATTGTATGGCCTTTAGCTTGCGCCTCTTTGTAAGTTTCAGGATCAGAGATTGTGTACTCAGTACCAGATCTTGTTACCGCCACAACCTTCTTACCTTCTGGCCATGCTGCCTCTTGTGATTTCTTTGTTGTACTGTATGAGTCTTCAGCCACATTTTTAACTGTAGCATTAGAGTTTTGTTCCTGATATTTATATGCAGCACCAGCATCTGAAGCAGTGAAAGTAGAATGATTATTTCTTGTGTCTACAGCTGCAGGTATTCTTTGAGTAGTCTTAACTGTTTTCACAACCTGACCAGTCACAGGATCTGTTACCTGTATCTCTTTCTCAACATTGAAATAACCAACGGCAACACGGACAACTTCTTCTTTACCGTTTGCGCCTTTCACTTTCATATCACTGAATTCAGTTGGAACAAACGCTCCGTCTTTAGGTAATTCTTTATCAACAACATTACCATTAGAATCATAGATGATGGCACTACTTAAGTAAACCGGTTTTGCGTTTGATTTAGCGCCGGTGGCAACAGCATTATTTGTATTGAACAACATGCCGTCATCCTGTTTGTTTACAACGTAATACCCATCAGCGCCTTTGCGAACATATTGTCCTTCGTTCATTTTTATGTAAGCAGAAACTTTGTCTGCGCCATACTTCTTGATGTACTCATCAGGAATCTTAAGACCAGATTCGTTGGCAAAGTTGTTTACTTTATTTTGCTGAACAGTAAGGTTTTCTACTTTCTGTTCGTAACCAGCTCCGCCCCTTGTAGGTGTTGATACAGTACGTATGTCAGACTCTTGGATATCAGGCATCATTGCCTTGAGTCTTTTGTAGATCATGTCCTCAGTAACCCATGGAACATTATAATATTGACCTCCTTCAGCTTTCAATTGCTTAGCTATTTCTCTGGCACCTTTCTCGATAGTTTCGTAACGAGATTTTCTAGCAAGATCATATTCTCCTTGAGCTGCAAATTTACCCCAGTTCTCGTTAACCTGACGTTCAAGTTCAGGAAGGATTTGAGACTTAAGTTTCTCATCGAGAGACATTGTACCTACAAGCTCATTGAGATTCTTACGTATGTTTACATCAACTTTTCCGTTGGCAAAATCTTCAATACCTTTTTTGTATTCACGGTACTTCTGCATTGTGTCGGCTGAATACGTACCTTTTCCTTCTTTATCGTCCTTCTCAATAGTAGCCATGATGTCGGTGATATTGTCTATCTCCTTAGCTACTGTATTGTAGTTATCAAGTGTTTGAGCAAAGTTTCTACCAAGAGCTGATCGAGGATCCTGCAGCATTACAGCCCACTTATCTCCGTACATCTTCTTTGATTCATCTACATACTTATTTACAGTAGCGTAGAATTCGTCCTGAAGTGCACCTGTCCATCTAGCTTCTTTTGTTGTAGGAGCTTCAGGCATATCGAACTTTGAAAGAGCTGCAGCCCTTGCTGCGATAGCAGCTTTCTGAGCACGGTCTCTTGCATCGACAAGACCCCATGGCATGTATCCACCTGATCTTACAAAGATCGGATTGTTCCCAACTATCCTTCCGGAGTAATTCCCCTTAAGAATTGGATCCTCAAGACCAGGCATATACTCTGTTCTGTCAAGCTTTTCTATAGCAGGAAGAGGGAGTTGTGAGTCTATGTTGGCAAGAAGATCTTTATCCATTGTGGATAAAGCTTGAAGGTCCGCGCCAGAAAGGATGTTGTCAATAGATACATATCTCTCCCCGTTATTCGGAGGTAAGGTTAATCCAGGAACTGGAGATTGAACTGGTTGAGTAGGTGTTACCTGTGGTATTTCAATAGGAACTGGAGGCGGTGTAGCTGGTGTACCAGCAGTTGGCAATACAAATTCAGTCTGAGGCTGCGCACTCAGATTCCCGGCTTCGAGGTCCTGGTTTAGGTAATCAATAGGATCTGGCATTACACTACGTTTTCTGGAGCTGTCATTGAATCAACCCCGGTTCCTTCTACGCCTTTGTTTTGAAAAAGGTTCTGAAGCAATGATTGAACTTTGTTTCCACCCTTATTGAGTAACTCATCATACTTTCCGGAAGCTACTCCTGACATGATGTTCATGGTATTTTCTTTACCATACTGAGCTTCCTCGGCAGCGGCTTGTGCTTTATCAAGAAGCGTGAGCTCAAGTTTACGCTGAGACAATCTATCAAGCATCTGGTCTTGAAGACTGGTGTAGAACGGTATGCGTGTTTGCGCTTGAGCAACAGCGTTATTAACACCTTGCTGTTGCATCTTCTGAGACTTCAATAAAGCATCAACAGTCTGACCGGCATTCCCGCCAGTAGATCTAACAAGAGAGCCTCTTGTGGCTTCAGCTGCATCAGCAACTTCTCCAATGGCGGCTTGAGTAGTGATGTCGGTTCCCATCTCTGTAGACATTCGCTTAGCTCTAATCTCTTCGAGAAGAGCACGTTGCTCAGGATCTTCCATTAATGGCCTGGCATTGTCAGCTTTATTCTTAGCAACGGAAGTATCGACTAGATTACCAAAGGCAGAGCCAATACCCATACCTACTGATGTTCCGACACCTGGCGCTACAGAACCTGCTGCTGCACCTAATAAGGATCCTATGGCTGCACCTCTTGACATTACTTAAGAATTTTAAATTGAACCTCTACATCTATCACGCCGAACTCGGATGCTAAGTTATGAATTATACGGTACAGAAGCAAACGACCTTGTACTCTCGACCTTTTGAAATCGTAGTTATAATCCTTCCTCGGGATGCCCTGCTCCCACCCTCCATAATTCTTCAAGAACAATGGACCTTTAGAGGCCAGGTCTAGCCTACACATCACGGAACCGTTCTCATCGATAAATTGTATCTCATCAGGCTTTGATCCTCTCAATGTCTTAGCGCGGAACCGGATGAATTCCTTCTCATCCTTTTGCTGAGCAGAGAACGGAGCTTCTACCATGCATTGAATTGGAGAGCCATTGATAATGTATCCTCGATCAAGAACAAATGTTCCGCCATCTCTTGAACCGTATGATACATCCCCATCGGAAGCGTATCGTTCAAATCTGTACGTATACCTACCATTCCAATGAGACTTCTTGGCAGAGAAAGCGAAAAGAATATTCTCTTTATCGCAGCAATCATCTATGGATTCAGCTTCGATTTGTATCCAGTACTCGTCATATGCTGAATCATAATGACCGGCAACAAGACTGTAGTACCCTGGAAGTACTCTCGATAAGGCTGGTTTAAGTTTAGAGCTGTAATCATTTTGTATATCAACAACTCTATTCATTGATAGCATGAATACGGATTCTTGGTTACCCCAGAAGCATGCATCAACTTTTTCTTCCCCGGCCTGTGATTGAATTGGTATGGATGCGTCAGCTCTTGATCTCCACATTTCATCATTACATCCGATTGTTCTTGACAACCAGTATTCACCCTGTATTACAGCATCAGTCTGCATTACAGATATCTCATCAGCATTGATGTTTGAAAGTATTGATTTCTTTGTAAGGATTAAGCATACGCCTTTGTTTGTAACAGCGTATATGTTATCACCTTTGCCTTCAAACTTGGCATCGTAAGCGAATTTTATAGGACCGGTATCGTCATTCAAGTAATAAACAGTAGCCGCCAAGAATGTTTTTAAACCTGGAGCATCCTGTGAGTTTACAGCCCGAGGTAATGACGGGGCCACTGCTGTACAAAAATGTGTCTTCTCTTCAAACCCGACTTTAGGTTTACTTGTATGATCGATAGGAGATTCTTTGCTGTAGTCAACATTGAATGATTGAATAAATCTGAATCCACCATAGGTCCAGAGTAAGTGTTCATTTGGATAGTCGTTAAAATAATCAACGAATATGTTATTGTCATTTGCGACATCGCTCATTCCGGATCCGAATGAAGAATCATCAAACCTATTTGGCCTCATGATATAGTGCGTCTTCGGATAGTATTGTGTTGAGTCGGCCAAGTTGAAAGCATAGTGTGTTGCTATCCTACTTTCGCAGCAGAACATAACAACAAGCTGACGTATGTATCCAAGGTTTGCTTGCTCGTCGTTTTGAATCTTGTTTACACCAGTAGTATCCCTTACGATATAATGGCGAGGATTCATTCTATACTGACGGAATGGGAATCCTAGATTCATTATGAATTGCTCATCCTTCTGGTCTTGATCGTCTTTACCATTTGCTTTCCTGTCTATAGGAGAGAATAGTGTTTCACCAACAGTGGTGTCTCCACCGAAAACAATGATTGGCATAGTATCGTCGTACTTCACAACAACGTAATGTTGATCGGGAACGTTAAACCCGGGGAGATTAAACTCTATTGTGAATTTACGATTGTCAGAAGACACTGAGTGATTGTAAACACCATATACATTTACTCCCCCAGATGTTGTATGGAATCCGTTGACAGCTATGTCGTTTACTATTGTGGTATAGTCTACCGCAGACTTATATGACACATCTATCCACGCGTATGAATTCCCGGCTTTATCTTTTATGTAAACGAATGCATCTCTGGAAGCGAATGGACCAGAAGAAGATCTATCAGAGATACAGTCTTCCCATCTCTCATCCACAAGTTCAAATGATTGATTGGCGGTGCCATCACCTAATCCGATTATAGATTCAAGTTTCTGGTAGTGTCCAGTAGAAAGATACTCATTGATGTTCTCGTCTATTATCTGCTTGCCTTCAGCTATTATATTGATGATGTAGAATGGTTCGGTCCAGTCTCTCAATTCAGGATCGTTGAACTCGCTTCCGCTTGTTCCGCCAACTCCATAAGTCTGATACACTTGGGTATCAAGCTGTAACTCAACGTATGTATTCCGCCCTTCTGTTTGAGTTTTTACAGAGTTCAAATTGTACGCACCTGTTGTACCATTGATGGAGAATATTCCACCATTTACAGCGTGAGAGTTTCTGTATTTGTTGAATGCAACGTATCCACCTACACCAACTCCGGATTCTCCCGGATTAATCTGGCCGGTATCAAATAATACTCTTGCGTAGGAGATCATGTCTACAATCCTGGATCTACGCTGAGGCAATGTATCTCCTTCGAAGTTGTACACTTCAGAGTAGAAGCCAAGAGGAGAAACAAATTCTATACGGTAGTTTCCGGGATTTGATATGATGTCGCTGAGCTGATCTCCAGAAGCTATGCCTGATGCAAAGTCCGGTGAATAGAACCACAACCTGTCAAGTCTTTTTGTGGCAAGAGCTTTGTTGCCAATGAAATCGAAATCACCAGAATTCATGGCATACATACCTATACCCTGGGCGATAACTCTACCTGCTGCTTTCTTTCGAACAACAGAAAATGATTTCATCCATGCAGGGAAGTTTCTTACACCGGAAATAGCAATGCCTTTCGAGTAGTAATTATGGCGATAACATACTGGAGAATATCTGAGCCATGATGACCCATCATTTACTTCAACGTTAGCAAGGTATCCAGTGTTATCGTTTCTGTCGTTATTACCAACAGGTCCATATGGTGCGTATGGAGGTTTGACATCATTAAGGATTGTGACTTTTGCTCCGTAATCTTCAGGGTCAGTATTACACCAGTTGTTCACTGTAGCCAATGGCTTATTACCTTTCTTGAGAATATTCCTGAACGAACATCCGTCGTTTTTACCGACGGCATTCGAATGATCGATAGCTTCAAAAACTTCACTTACAACACCGTTAACATTGGCAGCAACAGGAACCCCATCATAAGAGTAAAGGGATGATGTTGCACTCACTGGAGTTCTTCTACTTGGGAATGTGTAGTTAAGCAGGGATGGTACCTCCTGAACAAATGATTTACCAGCAGCAGCGTCATATCCTTGGATACCAAATGAGTATCTTTCATTAGACATGTATCCCTTGTAGTACGTATGATTGAACGGATCTGAATGCCCATTAATTCCTAGGTTTTTAACAACAGGGAATGACTCTTGTCCATCAGTCTGTGTGAATTCAAGCTCAAGCTCTCTCTTAGGGAATGTGATATTCATCAACCACAATCTTGTGTCGTAGTATCTGATTGCTTTCGCTCTCTCGATATATGCAAGCTGTCCTGCATCTTCAGTGTTGGTAACTACCTCTATTGTGTTTGATGCAATAGGATCAATGAACTCTCGAATGGATATTTCCTGCGGAGCAATATCGATCTTAGCGATAACCTCTGTAACCGGAGTGTAGTTCGGGCCACCCTCTGTATTGTTTGAGATTCTGATTAGCTCAATGTAGTTGTAGTTCGAAATATTTGTTACTCTGAACTTCAGTTTTATTCCGTAAGAAGTAGGGAATTCCGTGTTCGAATTCGACCCGCCTGTTTTAGATGACGGATAAGTATAAGAAGCATCAGCCAGTGTTTGAACCACAGGAATGGGCGGAGTAAGAGGACCTCGATTAGTCCGGTCACCAGCTTCAGTAACATAACGAATAGCGTACTGATAAGTTCCGACGGGTAGACCCGCGCCTCCACCAACGTTTGTAAGACTATCAAAAACAGGAATATCAAGGGGAGCAACAAGATTAACATAGTACAAGTCAGGATTAAAGTCTGAGAAATATTTCTGTGTTCCGTATGAATCGATCATGTCTCCAATGTTGAGTATCATTGGAGGAACATTGTCATCTGTGATAAATATTTCACCACCATCACAGCTTTCGTTTTTATCGATCTGTAACGGGAAATCATACTTGAATGGTATACGTGGTGACTTGGCGTATATCACGCCATTTATTCTTATAATTGGATCTTCAACACCGAATGCATCTACCATTACTTCGACAACCTTCTTGTGCACAACAATCATTCCTATGCACTGGTAGATTCCGGAAGTTGTAACATCTGGATAAACAACTTCCTCTCCCTTAATTTTGTTTAAGGAAAGATCATCGCCGGTTATAGATGTTGACCTGAGATTTATTGCATCAGAATACTGCCCAGTATTAGAGGCACCAAGTAATTCCTTCGCAATGTTCGGGTGTGCACCTTTGTAGAACGTGCGTATGTCGGATGGATGGTTCTCTGTATTCATCAGTAATTCATTCTTGACATGTATTCTTTGAAGTCTTGGCGCTCTTTGTCGTTAGCTCGCTTAACCCTACGCTTAGCTTCCTCCCATGGCCCGGATAGATCGTATATCTTTTTCTCATTGGAAGCAGCAATTGTTCTGTACAATTGAAAGTTCTCCTTGTCATTAGCCATGTAAACCTCCGCAAGATTAAAGCTTGACCATACGATTATGGCTTGCTTTAAATACTCAGGTATGAATGGAACTTTAAAGAGATCTCCGCCGGTTCCGTTATATACCAGTAGAATGTTTTCGTAGCCTCCAGAATAAGCAAACATAAGCATGCCGTTTTGCATGGAGCATATTGGTTGAGTACCCAATCCTGAAGTTCTTTCTTTATAGAAAGGATCGTTCATGTTTGGGTTTCCGGTATGCTTTGCAAAGTATCCTGCTCCGCTTACTATCATATCCTTCTTAAAGTACACGCGTCTTGCCGTCTGAATATTACATTCATTCCCGTTAAACAAATACACTTCTTTTATATTGAACACCCCAGCAGGAAGTTCAAGTACATTATTTTCAGGATACGGTAAAGCTTCGTGACGCTTATCGAAGAACGATTCGAAAGCAAGTTCTCTTAACGCGTCTTGGACAATTTGCTTATAGAAACCTTTGGACATTATCTTGAAAGATCTGTCACCTAGTCTTGATGATAAAGAAGAAACGACCTCGTCCAATGATACGAGGTCCTTTGGTGAGAAGTCCATAGGCTAAGAATTACTGAGCTTGCTGAGATGTGTCAGCTACTGACACCAATTTATTGGTAGGCACCTGGCTTCCAGATACCATATTGGCTCCATCGTTTGCTCGCTCTTGTGGCAAAAGTAAGGAGAATCTACCAAGATCCAAAACCCTACGCTTAAGAACTTCGATGAGTTCTTCCGGGAAATCAAAAGGAGCATCGATGTCGATATCCTGAACAGGACTTATTGTCATAAACAAACCTACCTCTACATTCTTGATTGGAATACATTCAACACCAAGAAGATACACATACTGATGTACCCTGTAGAAATAAGGATTGTCTGGAGTTGGAGCTTCAAATCTTGAAACAAGATTTTCCATCTCAGATATTGTTGTTCTCGAAAACTGAACCCTTGTGAATTCAGGAAGGTCTCCGAGCTTTTCTTTTTCATTGTAATATGCAACAAACTCTATACCACCGTCACGATCAAAGTCAAATACAGAACCAGGAAGTTCGAAGTACTTCCGGTTCATCACCTGGTTTGGGTTTGCGTTTGATGTAAAGTAAGATACCGGTATTATAAACGTTGACAAGAAAGCTCCTGTGCTGCGCTTAGGTATGTGCTTTGAAAGTATGTTGTTTCCAACAACTATACACCAGTAAGCGATCTGTGCTTTTGTGATTGACTGGTCATCAATCATCTGCTTTAGATCAACCTCTATGTCATCGATTATTGTTCTTAACTTCGTTGCCATCAGTTCATCAATTTAACAAGTGATGCAACATCTTGAGATGTTACCAGGTAAAGACTTGTTCTGTCTCCTTGCTTGAACGAGATATACTTAAGAGCAAGTTCTGTTATTAAATTCACCAGAGAGTCCGGGAACTCTATGTTACCTTGCTGAGTAGATGGGTATGAAGGTGTCTTGATATATTCTATACCGACAAACTTACCAGCAACGGATGGTCTGATTTCTATCTCGCTTACTCCGGAAACATTACCATGACTCTTGTACCCGTAATCAAGGAATGACTTTGACTGCACATTATTTCCAGCGATGAAAATGTTGCTTTCACCTTTAGACCATACTTCATCAGTAATCAACGAAGCGTATTTTCCGGAAACGTAAATCAAATCGTTTCTTAAAACAGATGTCAAAGGATTGGCTTGTGAAGGAGGAGTTGTTACCGGGTGCACTTTAGGTTCCGGAGATACACTGATGATCGTCCATAACGAATGATTGATGGATGACAGCAGCGATGTATCTATTCTTGAGAACTGATTCGCTTGAAATACTTTTGTGTATTTAAGATCTCTCAAGTTTTCCGGCGCGAACTTCTTCTCTCCGAATGCAGTGTTGAATACAGAGACGATGAAGTCGATTGAATATTGTATTGCAGGTTTATAATCCTGATCCCATAAATAACGGTCGCTGCCCTCGGCATCGAGAGCAGCTTCCATTCTTTTTATGACTGATGAAACAGGTATCATTTTTTACCGAAAAACAATTCGTCAGCTATATCGTCGACTGATCTTACATTGACAACATGTTCGTTTGCTATCTCTCTTTGAGCAAGCACTGTTGCAACTTGCATTTTAATCTTCTGTCCATCTTGACGATCCATATCATCACCGGAAATTTGAATTCCATTTTCACGGGCCATTTGAAGAACGTCGTAAACAGGTCTGTTTGCAAGCATGTTGTTGATCTTCGATATTTTCTGAGCGAAGCGAATATCAACAGACTCATTAATGTCTGATCTTTCAAAGAACATGACATTGAACATTGAGTGCTTTTTCAAAAACTCATACTCCTTCTTGCTCTTACAGATAAATCGAGATACAAGAACAAGGCTTGTGTCTCTCCCGTTTCCATTTCGAGATGTTGATACGTGCTCGAAGTTTATTGGACCGAGAGGAGCAAGAACTGAACGTCCTTGAACAAGATCATCAGCAATACAATAGAACGATGTGTATGCGTAGAATGTAACAGGCTTTTCAAGAACATCATTTGGATCAATATCTGCAGAGTCACGGAATGACCTGTACTTGATCTCATTAACACTTTCTTGTCGAGCCGGGATGAGAGTCTTTAACGCAGCGATAAGTTCGCTGTTACTGTTATTGACTTCATTCTTCTTGTCAAGCTCCGCCTTTAATCGTTGAATCAATTCAAGAGCTTCTTTCATTGTTGGCTCTTGTGATTGAACTTGCGGTGTTTCTTTTGTTTTAGCTTCCGAGCCTTTGCTCAAATCTTCTTGAACTTTTAATGACATACGTTTTTGTTTTTATGAATAAAATAAGGGCCGGGATTTTCCCAGCCCTAATCTTTTCAATTTTTACAGGAGGTCGATGATGAAGGACCCGAGTGGGTTGTTGAATTTCAATCCCATTTGTCCTTTAACCCACCAGTCTTTGTTTGCAGACAAGGTTTGGTTTTGGATCGAGTCAGGAGTTTCTCCAACTTCAAAGGCTTGCATTCCTTTTACTTTGGTTGGAGTGATGGTGTCTTGATCGAGGATGATCAAGCGTCTGCGCCACTCAGGACCGAAGCATGATTGCTCACGCCACAGTTCACATGGAACCAACACGAAGTTCATTCCACCTACTTCGATACGCTGCAAGTCAAGCTTGATAGTAGTATCGTTTGGAGTGTAACGAAGACCCGGTTGTTTGTAGATCTTGCTCAACTCATTGAGCATCTCTGCGGTTCCGTAGATGAAACGGGTACCACCTTCAACTTTGAAGTTGGTTGCGAAAGCAAGCTGTTCGAAAACAGTTTGGAGGGTAGCAAGAGTTGGGTTACCAACTGCTGAACCTGCAGCGATCATGGTAGGATAAACACCACCCATTGCTTTTGCTGCAACACCGGAAGCAAGTTGATACTCACCACGGTTACCATTCCAGTACGCATTGAACATGTCAATACGAAGCTGTTTAATTTGGTGCTCCTTATCCTTATTCAGGTAATCGGTAGTACCACTGTTGATGTGCTTCTGAAGCTCCATGCGTGACCAGCGACGGGCACGAGCGAAGAGTTGCACGTAGTTGTAACGAGTTACAGTTTCAGTGCGCTCATAGTTTTGGAACCCAACAGCACCATCATGCTCGATGGAAGAAAGGATCGGGAACACGTCGTTCGCAGCTACAGCAGGAAGACCATTGCTAGTCTGTGATGCAACTGTAACGTTAAGACCGGCGATGGATCGAACAACAGCTTTAGTGTTGTTTGGATACACGATGATCAAATCTGGGGTGAGTCGCTGTACGGATTGAGCCGTCATAGGAATCACTTGGGTTACTACTGCGCCAGGCACAGCAGCTACAGCGGCTACGATACCGGTAGCTGATACGGCAGTACGACCAAAGGTCATTTCGAGGTATTCAAACTCATCGTTGTTCACATCCTCGAAAGGTTTCATCATGAGGATTTTCATCGCATCATAACGAGCAGGAGCAGTATCAAAGATAGCAGCCTGTACAGCCTTTGCAATAAGGATTGTTTCAGCGGTGGTGAAACCGGATTCTTGTGCGTAATTAGAACCTTGTGGGTTCAACGGCAAGTTTCCATAAGGAGCATTAGCGGCTCCGGGGGTATAAGCAATTGCGCTCATTTTTTAGAGTTTAGGTTTTTAATAGGTAGAACTTGTGTTTGGTGGAAGGACTTTGTTTATGTAATCCTTAACCGCATCCTGACCTCCTTTAGTATTGCCATTTCCATTCTCGATAGCAGTAGCTACCTTCTCCGGTGTTCTGACAATTACTTCCGCTTTCGCAGCATTTGCTGACTTGACAACTTCTTTGTTGACAATCATGTTTACGATCTCATCACCATACTTGATGAACAACATAAACTTAGCCGCGTTATCATTTAACGAGCCATCGCTATTTCTGAAGTAGGAATCGAAGTTACCACTTACTAAGCTTGATTCGATTTCTTTCAAAACCGGCTCAGCTGTTTCAGGAAGTACTTGCTTCAACTTATCAACGGAACTAACTGCTGAAGACTCAACACGCTGTCTGTATTCAACGGCAAGTTTATTCTCGTTAGCACGTTTGTTCTTGAAGAAATCCTTCTGTTCATTATAGGAACGAACTGCGTTTTCATGTGCAAATTTAATGGCTTTCGCTTGTGGGGATGTAGGATCCTGGGAAGCTATTTCGAAATCTTCTTCTGAAAACTCGTTTGGATTATAAATTCCAAGCAAAGTTTTAGCATCAATATCTTTAGCTTCTTTGGAGAAATCCACAGACAAAGGTCTTGCAGTAATAGGCTTTGTCCAGTCCTCGTTTTTAAGGAATGATTCAATAGCCGCGAAGATAGGTTCAGGAAGTTGATCAAACAACTTGTTGTACCTGTTAACCTGATCGCTTACTTTAGACAAGTCTTGCGAAGAGTTACGCCATTTTTCAACAGACTCAAAGAACTTCTTGGGCTCTTTAATCCCATATTTCTTTTCGATGAATTGAACTGCTTCAGGTGTTGAGAGCAATTCAGGAATGTCAGAAACAACCTCTTTAGCTGGCTCTTGACTTTTCTTATTCAAGAAAGACAAACCTTTATCGGATTGATTACCGTTGTTGTCATCTCCCTTTTTAGAATCATCTCCAGCTGCTCCGGCATTACCATTTTCATCTGGATTGCCGCCTTGGTTTTCGGTGCCTGCTCCATTACTTCCTTCGTTTCCTCCAGAATTGCCAGCTCCTGCATTCCCATTAGGGTCATTAGCCGGCTGGACATTACTGGGGTTCCCGGAAATTTCTTGAGCTTGTTTCACAAAATCACCTAATGCACTCTGAGGCATTAGACCGGATAACGCTCCGGATATCAGTGATGCTGCTCCACTTACTTGTTGAGCTCCACCTTGTTCTTGACTTCCATTATTCATACGATGCAAAGTTAATTGTTTGTTGATAAAAAACAAATATTTATTGAAACCTTTTACATTGGTATGCGTTGTGACGCATCTTCTATTGCTTTACCGGTAATCATTTCATCTGTCTTAAGCTTTGATTTTGCTGCGATCTCACGTTCTTTAACACTGGCATCTATGTTTCGCTGACCGACGTATTCAGCAAGCCTTGTGTTCATATCTTCAGCAACCTTAGCTTTAGCTTCAACTTCTTTTTGCTTATTGATTTCAGCCGACTTGATAGCAACCATTGCTTTTTCTTTAGCAAAACGTCTCAGATATGTTCCAACCTGGAATGGTGTTGATCTTCCAAATAGATCCGCCAGTATTTTATCGTCGATGAGTTGAGCTTGGTACAATTGCATAAGCATGGAGTCTGCTTGCTGCATCAGCATTTCGTTTGTATTTTCCCTGTTGACAAATATACGCATGTCTTCAAGTTGTATATCCTTGTCAAGTTTGGCAACCTTAACAAAGTCATCACCAACCCTTATAGCGAACTCTCTCTCGTTCTCAATAAAGATGTCTCTACCAACGTGTGCGTAGTAATCCATGGCAGATATATAAGCTTCTTGTATAGCATTATAGAATGGCTCCTGCATCAAGGACCCTCTCTGGAGTAGCATCTTCGTTACTCCAACCAATTGTTCAGACCCCATTGATTCACCGCGCAAAGCTTCGTTTACTCCGGTAGCTTGCTGGATCATGTTGGCGTATCCGTTTATGATATTGAATAAGGAATAGGTTCCTTGCGGGACATTGTTGTCATACTTCTGAACCATATTCGGAACACCTCTACCCTTAGTTGTTACCTTAACCGGTCTTCCGTTCTTCATGTCAGAAAGGAATTGTATCTCATCATCTACAGCGCTTTCATCATAGAAGAAGCTGGATCCTCCAGAGTTGTTGAGTTGGCTTTCAACTACAGAATTGATTCTGTTTATCATCTTCTGAGGATCAATAGCATCCTCGATCGGGGCTACTATTTCTCCATCTATATAAGCCCAAGTTGATATCGAGTACGGGAATGTGATGTTGTTTGGCTTCTCGTTTCTTTCACCTTGATATTGGTAAACACCATATTCAAGGACGATATCCTTAAGCTCATTTGATGGTGTCGACTGAGTAGCGATGCACTCTGATGGTATTAAATAGCAGTAACGGAGAACATCGTATACAGACTTCCTTGTTTTCTTTGATGCATTAAGACCAAGCTTTCTTGCTTCAGCTGTATCAGGAGGAGTTACAACATCCTTATCTGTATACCTCGGTTCTGTTTCCCCGGGGTACGTGTAGTTTATTTTCTGAAGTTCGAGGTATCCATATTTGTTCTGGATATATCCCCATGTATCTTGCTGGATGTCGATCCAGAAGCAAGTGTACACAGCAATCCTTCCAGCGTCTGATTGTGATGTAGAGTTGAATGCAGATACTCCGCCGTTGGCAACAAACCTTTCGATGTTCAATCTGTCTTCCGGTTTGATGTCTTGAAAAGATTCGAATATGGAAGATGGGTCCAGCAGTGACCAGTGCCCCATGAATGAAGCATCCTTAAGATCGCTCTCCCTGGCGTTTCTATCAAAGAAGAATCGTTCAGATTCAAGTACTGTTGTCTTCAGGAATGTACCATGATTATAATGGTGCATTACAACGGCTCCGGAGAACGCAAGGTTCTCTGCCATCTTCAGCTGTTTCTTTGTCAAATCATTTTCTTTGGCAATATGCTGAATGAGATGCGTTATCATCTCTGAGTAGTTGTCGACGTATTCGTTTATGAATATCTGATATGTCTCCTCACTTGTTTTTCCTACGTTGAAGTTCTTTCTTATACCTTCAGAGAAAGTAGGTATCTCATTCTGAAGTCTAGTCATGAACATCTTATCTTCAAGAGCCTGGTCCATCCTTGTCTTTACACGAGGAGAGATGCTTCTTGCTGAAGCATTCATATTAAGGAGTATCGAATTACCTCGGTAGTTCTCAACGAGTGGACGTATTGTGTTTTGAACAATGCGCATACGTGTGGCAACTTCTCCAGATTCGTCGGTAAGGAATGAGTCGATATCTTCTTTCTCCCACTGGTTGCCCTTATAGAACTCCTTATGTCTCTTGATTTTTTCAAGCCATTTATTATGCCTCCAGTCGGAAGCTTGTCCTAAATAGAATCTGCAGAACTTTGAGTGATAGGTCTCGTCTTTTGTATCAGAGATCCTGTTCGGCCTGGTTGATATTTGGAGTGCAGATGACATTATGTTTTATTTTTGACGTAGTGTTCGATCCTGTTAATAAACTTGGACTCCTGTGCTACTGATACTTCTTTTGTTGAGTACCCTTCCTCTTGCTTCTTTATCAGCTTATCAAGGTCTTCGGCAATATCAAGCATCGTTTGTGAGTATGCTCTTTTCTTTGCCCAGTCAAGTTCTCCGGAAGCATTCTTAAACATGTTGTCATCCGGTCTTTCATCAATGATTGACTCAAGATTGCTGACGATTTTATTCAATGCTACCTTGGCTCTTACCCTTGCAAGTGTGTTAAAAGAACGCATTCGAGATATAGCCTCGTTGATTATAGTAGGGAATCTCTTGTTCATGTATTCATTCTTTAGCTTATCGCTGAATGAATAATGCATATTGTCTTCAATATGTTCTATAGATATCCTTACCCTCTCCTCGTCGACATCAACTCCATTCATTAATAAAGGTGATGAAGAGCATGCGTACAAGTAAACAAAGATTAGCTCATACGCTTTGAGTTGCTTGAACTCAGGATATGATGAAAGCTCTGGATACTCAGATAAGAGTGCATACCCGGTTGACGGGAAGAACACCCTCATTCTTTCAATCTCTTCTTTAGTCATACATCTTCACCTTTACTTGTTGTCTGTAAAGAGTTCCATCAGGATTCCTCTTTAGCACATGTCGGTACCTTACATTGGTCTCAGAGGTTTTAACTTCCTCGATATTAACCGGCTCTCTACCTACGCTTAAAGCGCAAATATACGAATAAACTACTGCAAACAAAACGTCATCAGGGTAGTTGCGCTTATCCACTGATCCCCAGGTTTCATTCCCCTTGTCGGTCATTGATACTACGAATGTCCTCAACTGGTCCCATATATCTCTTATGTAGATTCTGTCACCATATGTTACAAGTAGTTCATGCAGGTAGTTGATTATTATTCTGTTACGGCCTCTGTGGTTGTCTATACCTTTGTTCATCCCTCCTCCTTGTAAGGATTCGATAAGCTCTGTATTGTAAAGCACGCTGTGTTTATCCCCCTTCAATTCAACGTAGTCCATGTAGTTTTGACCTACGTTACCCTCTACAAGTTCTCTTATTCGCTTCTTGTTCGGGGTGGTGTTGTAGTATAATCCGGCCAAGTAAACCTGTAGGTATGTATTCTTATGGTTCGATTCCCGGTAATTAACGATACATGCTACTGTCTTGTATAAGTGATCCCATATTGATGTTGCCATTTTTGACACACCATTATCAGAAGACACAGGGTCAGTTCCTTGGTAGAACCGGTGATCATACTTACGGTTGTTCTGTATAAACATCACAGCACTTGCGCGAGGATCTCCTACTTCTGTGGGGATAAACTCAGCGCCTATTATATCGTATGGAGTATCGCTGTTTTCACCGCACGGTTTTGAGTAGTCATATATTGGCTCGAAGTATCCATGCCTTGGCCTTTGATTATGAGGCATGTCATTGATCTTCTTGATGTTTTTGTTTATGTATGTTGACGGAACAATGGTCTTGTGTGATGATAGGAACATGTCCTCTATACAATCAGGATATGCCTGACGGAATTGAACCATTCGCTCTTCAGCTTCAGGACCGTCTATGGTATAAGCTTTCTTCTCAGATTCATAAAACTCCTTCGTTATTCCCGGGCGTGTTGTCCAGTCAAAGAACAATGGTATGATACCATAAGAGAAGTCTCTTTCTTTCCACTTCTTAATGGTGTTCATGTACTCAATCTCATAAGCTTTCCCGGCCCGGTCCATCTCTCCTCCGGTACCCCAGATGATTATTTGTCTCTGCATTTCGAGAGCACCTGTAACGGTGTTCTTTCTGTACATTGTCGGACGGGCCTCCTTAATCATCTTACCTAACATGGAGATGTATCCGGCCTCGTCTATAAGGACAAGTTGCGGAGATCCACCATTGATGGCTCCTACTGATGGAGGTACGATAAGGAGTTCCGAGTTTAATCCGTCGATCTTACCTTTCTCTGTCTTTGATTTGAATGATATCTTGTTGTCTGTATCGTTATAAACCTTTGGCCTCATCCATACCGGCAACTCGGAGAATGGGTATTTCACCTTATGGGAGAAGATCTCCTGTACTTTTGCCTCGTCCTGGGCTATGAACTTTATGAAGAAGTTTTGATTGAATATAAGCTTCTTGAGTGATAGTGCACCAATGGTTGTGGTAGCAGCAATCTGCCTTGGCTTACCCATCTCAAAGCTGTATCCACAATCGAATAGGAATGCTATTACTTTGTGTACTGGAGCAGAACGATACTGCATGTATCCATCATCAAGGTCACCTTCTTTAACGTGGATGTACCTGTCAAGGAAATAGTATGAGTTCTCGTCGCACCGGAACAGCTCTGAATCAATGTAGCTTTCCATGTCTGGCTCGGTGGTACAGTCAGATATTGACCGATCTTCCGATAGCCATATCTCAGCCTGCTTACAATACAGCTCGAATGGTTTGTATCTAACCATGGATTGAAAGCCTTCGTTAATGCTATCGATCCATGCTACAAATTCTTTGTCGTGATTTATTCTGTCTTTCGGGAACCAGTCTGCTTTCCTGATTTCCTTACCACCTCCATGGATTGTTTTGTTTACAAGATCCTGTATTACATCATCATTAGCAACGACTTCAACAAGAGATCTTCCGGAGTTTATTCCATTGCCTTCAATGATGGAAATGAATTCGTCCGCTATTTTTGATTCCTCGGTAACAGCAACTACCGATTCATCAATCTTAATTTCTTTTTCTTTTACAGGCTCTTCAGAACGGCTAAAGCCGTACTGTTCAAGTACGGCTTGCTGTTCTGCGCTTATCGGCAATCCTTGTTCTTTCAGGAACTGAATAAACTCGGCATGCCTTTCTGCTGCTTTTTGTTTATTGTTCAGCGCTTGCTTCTGTGTTTTCTGCATTTGCACTTTCAGTGTTTGATGCTTCAGTATCAGGAGCGTTCACCGGTCCTGGTTCACCAACTGGTAATTCAGATTCCGGTTCATCGCTGGTTGAATCTTCTTCAACGTCGATAATGACAGGAGGCTCTGGTGTTTCGTCTGTTTTTGGTTCTCCTCCCATAAGTGGGCCAAGGAGCTCCCCTCCTGATTCACTCAGCTTCTCTTCGAATTCATCAAAAGAATCCTTCTCTTTATTGAAGTCAAATGAATTACCAAGGTCTTTTACCCAGTCTTTAACTGAGTCGATTTCAGATTGGATCGAATCAAAGTCGATATCCAAAGGCTTGGCATCCGTTCCGAGGATAATCTTCTTACCAAACGTCTCGTAGGTAAGTTTCGAGATCTCAGCAAGAACGCGGTTGGTAACCTGTTCTGTGACCGTAGCATGGATGCTTGCGGTTATTTTACCGGTGGCAGATGTGAGGTCTTTGTACTCTTGCTTTACTGCACCTCCTGATTCACCAAAAGCAGAGAAAGAAACTTCCTCGTAAATCTTCTGGATCTTCATAACCGGTGTTTCAAAAAGGTCATTGATCTCTTTTGAGATGGATGTGTAATGCGCTGAAAGTTTTGCGCGGCCAATGAGAAGCTCATTTCGAATGGCTTCGATTTGTGATAAGAAATTGATTGCTTGCATATAGTTGATTTTAAACCACTTATCTAAAGGACACTGCGATTGTAGGGACCGGCATTTGGCAGCAAGAGGGCAGCCACATTCAGAGCATTTGTATTCGCTCATACCTGTGTCTTCGAGTTTCCTTGTTATTGAATTGAATATGAATTTAGGTAAAAGCTTTGGCTTATCGCATTCACTGCAGATCTTAGCTCTTTCAATAGCTACTGCGTCTACCTGTTTATTGGGTATCGCATTGTTTTTCCAGCCTTCTATAATTTCTTTTACCATACTTCCTTCCCGTTAGGGGTAAGCCCCTACTATGCCGGGGCCTACAAATTTGGGCCGATCAAGCTGCGATGCGGGTAGCACGCGTAGCGATCATGTTGACAGTGTTGTCAGTTATTTTTCAATACACTCTCCTATGCTCTTTCATCAAATGTCAAATCCAGTCGGCCCCAATGTTAAATTTTTAACAACCGATTTGTGTGCGCATATGCGTAACCGGTTTTATTGGTGGAGCCGGAGGGGATCGAACCCTCGTCCAAAAGATTTCCAAACACAATCAACGAACGTATCTGTGCAAATGTACGTTATGTTTTGTACTTTTGTTTCAAATTAAATTCGATTTTATGAGTGATACCTGCGCATGCGGTTCCGGGAAGATGAATCAAAAGTTTCTTTTCTCTGACAAAGCTGTTGATACTAAGCCAGTTAACCCTGACTTCGTTATTACGTTTGAGAAAAACAATGATTCTGCAAATGTGAAAGGAAAGTACCAGATCATCTTTGCTGTCGCAGATCAAGGAACTAAAGCCAGGGATATTATTTGGTATTTCGTGGAAGAGGAAGACCGGAATAAAGCTTACGACAACATAAAATGTCTGCTTGGTTTTCCAGTTTAATTTAATATCTTTGCTACCATTGTTGTTTTATAAAACATTTTTGACATGAGCGCTATTGCCAAACCTTTCGTACATTCATCCGGAGCAGGAGTTTTATCTGCTAACCCAGTAGCAATCGAGGAGATTGCCGGGTTTTCAAAAGGAACTCGCGTTGCCCAGCCAGGGTCTGCACCTGAGGCTTACACTATTGATTTTTCCATGAAGACTGTGGATCACAAACCTTCAGGTTCTGTTCAGTGGGTGTTCTCAAGTGAGGTGACTCGCGATGCAAAGTTCACTGCACTTCAAACTGCTGTGTCCACCGCGATCTAAGGATCTTCGATCTTTGAAAAGAAAAAGCCAGGTTTTATTCCTGGCTTTTTTATTTTAACAACTTGTTAAAATTTTAACATTATGATGTTTTTTGTGCGACTACAGGGCGAGGATGGAAAGTTCCGCAATTACGAGATGTCAGTATTTGATGTCTCTATCATACGTCCAATCGATGAAAACAATATCGATAAAGGAACTGAGATAACAACCACAAGAGGGTTTACATACATCTCAAACCAACCGATCGATATCATCATGCTTGAGAAAAGGAAAGTGGAGAGCGAGTACTCAACCAAGATACTGCTGGCTATCGCTTCCGGAAAGGTGGAAACGGACGGTCCTGAACCGAAAACAACACGTCGACGTACCAAACGGACATAGTATCCCATTGTGTGTTGATTGATGTCCTGAAAAAAGTTGGTCCTTTAAATCAGTTTTTCCTTGTAGATACTTGTATCTGGTATCCGTGTGACTTCCTTCGGAGGGAGGGTTTCAGAGAGGGACGGTAGAATAAGAGTATGAAATATCCACACCTCTCCATTCTACCTCTTCCTTACGTCGGGATGGGAACGTCGATATAAGACAGGCTGCGGCAGGAAAGAGTACGAGTCCATGCACCGCATTTAAAAAGTTATTTGACACCGTGGCCACAACGTACCATCCGGAAATATCAAAACGAATGAGGGTGACCACCGCCTTCCTTGTGAGTTGGCTGAGCTTTTCTTGTATTGAAATCCTTGCAAGCGTAAAAAGGATCGCTTATGTAAGCGACCTTATGTATCGAATAATCCTTCTTGAATTGCTCCAGGCTCCTGGAGTTTGCCGGTTCCAAGATCAAGATTGTCGGTATCCACTACAATATCTATTCCGCAGATAGCCTCTCTGTTCTTTTCACTGACAGGTATGAACTTAATGTAATCCCCGTTCATGTCGGATATGCGGGTGAATGGGATGAAGAATCCTCCTCGTCCATCAACCTGCTGTATCTCTACTCTACTAAAACTCAAACGTACTTTCATACAATATTAAAAGAAAAGCCCCCGATTGCACAAACCACTAAAATGCTCTCGGGGGCTAGAAGAACCATTTGGTTCAGCGGGGGCTCTTAAAAGTGGTTAACTTTTTGTAGCGGGAGACGGATTCGAACCGCCGGCCTTCGAGTTATGAGCCCGACGAGCTACCGCTGCTCTATCCCGCTGAAACAAAATTACATCTTTTTCCGTAAATCCAAATAAACAACATCAAAAAAATATCATGAATCGTAAAATAGATTTCAGAACATTAAGAAAACCAGTCGATTATCTCGTCGAAGAAATGATTGGAATGCAATTCCAAATCAATAAGCAGCAGGAATTAATCGAGGAACTATGTAATGATGCAATCAATCATGGGGCAAGTATATCTACGGAACCATTCATTCCGGAATACATATGCATGCAGCATACATATGTTGAAGATAAAGAGACGGGATCACGCGATTCAATGTACATCTATAAGGAAGATGATCTTGAGATCGCAATTACAAAACATCCTATCAGCGTAGCTACCGGGGAAAACCTCGAAGAGAATAACACTTCTTGGATAGTAACGAGCAGCGTTATTAGTCCTATTGTAATAAAGATCGAGAACATGCTTGACGCGATCCACATGATGAAGATCCTCGGAAGCAAGAGAATAACTATCGATAACTACATAACCGGGAAACTCTGTGTGAAATGAAAATAGCTCAGTACATAATCCTGCTTATCAACTCAACGGTATATTCCGGAAAGCCTTCTGAAGAGCAGGTTATGATGTACATAGCAGCCTCAGATATACAGCACAAAGAGATCGTTGCGGCTCAGGCCATTGCAGAAACAATGCATATGAGGTGTACAAACTGTTCAATGCAGTTTAATAACCTGTTCGGCTTCCGCGTTTACGGCTATTTAAAATTCAAACACTGGACATCATCAATAGATTATTATGAGCAATGGCAAGAAAAGAGGTACAAGGACGGAGAAGATTACTACGCATTCCTCAAAAGAGTTAGATACGCCCAATCAGAAAGCTATTCTAAGCTCATCCGGTCAGTTGAAGCTTACGTCAGAAAGAGGTACCGAACAATTTTTGCTGCTGCAGAATATCTTTCAAATGCGGTATCTTCATGGGAAGAGTTCCAAAGAAATCTCAGAATCACTATCTTTGCCAAAGCACTTGATCTCAAAGTTTCTATACAGGCACGGTTTGTCGCAGCGTTACCTGACTAATTTCCTCGGTGAAAAAGAAGCTTTTAGAATCATATCTTCTCATGAACATGAAAGACTCAACCCAAGAAAACAACCATTCTCAAAAAATGAAATGGACTATGGGTGCGACGGAAAACTCCCCGATCACGTTTACTTAACATAAAGCAAATGAATAGAGCACTAAGAGAAAAGATTGTACAAACACTTGCCGAGGCAATGTCGAATGGTGTTGTTACTACAACTGAAGATGTAATGAGGTTCATAAAAAAGAACTTCAACATTCAGATAGCTAAAAGAACATCTTTCGAATACAAGGTGAGAGCTTCAGAGATCATGATCGGTAATGTTGTTATAAACCCGATTGATCAAGATCCTGAGAAAACGAAGTTCACGGTAGATCATTCCGGATACACAATCAGGACAAAGCAAGGAGATGTGCAAGTCTCCATTGAGATGGCGGACCGGTTGATGTATGAATACTCTGAGCATGGATTAAACATGACCCAGGTTGAGATCATCAACAAATACCGGTTCACTCCTGTTCAGTTCCACGCTATCAAGAGTGCACTTGGAATGTACAAGAAGGCGAACATCTTCTGCCAGTTCACGATGGATAACCTTCCAAAGGAAGAGATCGCCGAAAGAACAGAAAAGCTTATCAGCAATGCTCTTGATGACAGAAACAATATCAAGAACATTTACGATAGAACCGTAACAAAGAAGTCCAAGGAGCAGATTAATGCTGTTCAATCCCGGGAACTTGCCAAACAGATATTATCCATTGAGATATCAAACCTCCTGGCCGAGTCATCAATTCAAAAAGTTTCCATATTAAGAAACAAAGAATCAAACCTCAGACCTATAGTTGTGAATACTGCTGACTGGCATGTTGGCGCTGAGGTATCTGGACTTCATAAAACAAAAGACTATAGCCCGGAAATTCTTGAATCATACATAGAGCAGATCGGTGAGATTACATCATCCTATTGTTCTTCAGATGTCACGCTTGTAATCAACGGTGACATCATCGAATCATTTACCGGTAAGATGCATAAGAACCAGTTCATGAGTATTGCCAAGGGATACTACGGCTCAAAGGTTGTAGTTGAAGCGTACAAGATGATCCTTCTTCTTGCTTCGAAAATAGAGAACCTGAAGACAATCGTTATTACAGGAGGGAACCACGACCGGTTCTCGGATGACAATGACTTCGATGTCAATGGTGAAATTGCAGAGATCATCTCTTATATGGTGGCTACCACGCTGAAAGATAATGTGACAGTCATTTACTCAAATGGGGTCGTATCGCAGGAGATTGATGGGATAAATTACGTGTGGGCCCACGGACACAAGAAGCGTGACGCTATGCCAGCAGACAGGATCTTGTTTAAATATGGAAGGCAGAGCATGTTCAATATGATCATCCACGCGCACAAGCATACGAGGGAGATAAACAAAGATGACCTGCAGTATCGTGTACTCAGGTTGCCATCTTTGTTTACCGGTAATAGCTACTCAGAAGATCTTGGGTTCTCCACGCTTGGAGGATTCGTTATCACATACAACAACGGGAAAGGATACCCGGTTACGGTTGATCATCCATTGGCGTTATAACACCAGAGAACATAGTATCAGAATAACATGTGAAGGCGAGATGGACATTTCCATTCTCGTCTTTTCCTGTTACAGCCACACCACACAAGTGTCCAAATATTGCATTGCTGAATCCCGGGAACTTACTGTTTACAATCATGATCTGCATGTTGATACGCTTATCATCAAGATCAAGATCCTCATCATCAATCTCGTCATCGTCATCCATCCCAGCAATCATTGGTGCCGGTGGCTCAACAGACGGCCCGACGAAAATCATATGATCATTTCCTAAAATAACTTTGTGTTCCATAGTGTATTGTTACGAATAAAAAAGCCGGATGTTACTCCGGCTTTTGATTATTTTTTCGGCGGGTTCCAGGAGTCCTCAAGAACTCCGTTTGGAAGTTTAACAATAACGTCACTCATAGTATCTGCATTTCAAAATACAAAGTTAACTCTTTATTCAAATACCTTTCTTCTGGAATCTTAGAAAAAGATGGCCACGGCTTAAAGATAAACAAGCCAAGATCCCTTTCGTGAAACAGCCACTTCTGGTTGTACTTATCCACATATAGGAACTTTTCAGGATTCTCCTCAGCATCAGGTAGATACTCAGTCACAACCATTAACATGTTGTTTGGTTCTGATTGTTTAAGTGGCTTCAGAAACTGAAACCACTTTCTTTTTTCCTGCTTGAGAAAAACCGGGAATACCGATTTAATTACACCTTTAAAAAGTTTTCGCTTCATTCTCCATGATGTATTTCAAAAGCGTATCAACAATCTCTTCAGTGGATGATATCTCTGTGTTGAACACATCATCAAATATCTCAAGATACTTGTCATCATCAAGAGCAGTCTCAGAGATGTGGTTCAAGTTACGGTTAGAGTTTGCTCTAACTTTGGCCGGATCACCTTCAAGGCGGATACACAGTCTTTTGATACCATCGTTCTTAGGTGCAAACATGTCGAGCTCATTCGGGAATCGAACATCAGGAACAATCACCAAGGTATCTATGTTGGAAAACCCAACTCTGAACGCTTCCTTAATCTTCTTCTCAGCAATATTTACCCAGATATTCTCGCCGAAAATCTCACGCATGCCTACTCCAAACTTCTGCATGAATTCACCATATGTAACATTGTCAAAAGCAATGTCATTCTTGTGCTCTTGAGATGGCTCACCATTCTCATCAACAACCATCCCGAGATTGTTTGCTGCGAAATTCTTGATGGCCGATGCAAAAGAAATGTATTGAACATTCATTCTGTACGGACGTCCGATGACCATGTTGGAATCGTTCAGCTTTTCAATTACATAAGCCAAAGCATTTTGAGTTGTGGTCTTTCCGGATCCAATCTTACCGGAGATACCGAGGATGATTTTTCTTCCCATAGATTATTTTATTTTTTGTTTCATACCGATTACTGTTCCGATGGCCCCTCCAATAAGATGAGCTATAATAGTGAGATACTCAGAGCCTATGTTCATCACTGCTTTCGCGCCGAGTCCAGTTGTTATCAACCAAAGTATACCAACACCGGTCCCGGAAACTACAGCGCCTACCATGTTATCGCGGGATGTATACTTGACATTTATGGTTCTCAGATAGAGAAATCCTATTTGCGCGAACAACACGATTAAAGCTTCCATTGATTATTGTAACGTATCTTGTAATTTTTTGTTACAAAAAAAGCCGGGAGATTATCCCGGCTTTTAAAATAGTTTTTAGAATCTTACCAAGTGATAGCTTTCACAGCCCACATCTGAGCTCCTTGAGCCTCGGTGATTGCAATTGAATACAATCGCTTTTTCTCCGGATCATCAGTTTGATTTCGCTTATCATTGAGGTCATCAATAATATGTGAGAATAACGACTTCTGATAATCTACATCAGAGTTATTGCTTGGATTAAAAGATAACCCTACAGCCTTAGCTCCATAGCTTTGTGCTGGGATGTCATGTTGACGGCCTGCCTCTGCAGGTACTTCAGAACGGACACCGCGTTCTTCAATTTCTTGTCCTTCTTCTTCTTTTGTAACTTCACTCATAAATAGTTTTTTAAAGTTTGAAAATGTATTGATAGAGACTTCGTTTACGTATCTGGGCGGGGAAAAGTTACAGTAGTTTTAAGACAGGTAAACGCAATGTAAATCAACTATTTAGCAATTGTTTCCCTCATTGATAAGGGAAACAATTATCATCCATAATAACCGTATTGGAATGTTATGGATGATTAAGCGAGACTTAGCGGGGAGTTATGCACAATAATAAGCGACCGTAGCCATCCAAAGAATATGAACTACATTGTCAACTATTACGTGTCCCCAAAATCTACTTATTTCAGGTTGAAATTTTCCTGTTACTCTACAAAACCAAGCAATTATATAAGTACGGTCTTGTATGTAGTGTTGCACTGCTATTAAAAGCAATCCAAGTGGGTTTATACTTGTGAATATAAATGGTATCATATAAGTTAAAATATGAACCAAGCAAATCCAACTGTTTTTCTTTTTGTTTAATGCCATCCAATCGTTTTGAAGTAGATAATCCCCGATTAAGTGGGCATAAATCCATGGTAAAGCAAATCCAATCATTTTATTTAAGTGTTTAATTAATAATAAATTACTGTGCATAACAAGCGGTCATAAAACATTGGGGTTTAATCTGTTATTCAAACTTTACCCACATGCAAAGTTCCGTTTCGGCTGATAGGTTTGTAGCTCGCATTCCCCAACGATTTTATACCGCCAGCCGTTACCTGCAAGTCTACGTGACGTTTTCAAAATAAAGTTTATTACTTGGGTTTTCAGGGTTCAAGTTGTTCAATGCCAACCGACCAAAAGAACCTTTTTCAACCGACTTTTCAATTAACGCAACTGATAATTGTTCGTGAGTAAATCCGTTCTGTTTAGCAAATGAAAAAGCAACCTGTATCAAGTCCACAAATTCCATAATATCCTTATGGTCGCTTGCTTGAATTTCAGCTAATTCCTCACGAACTTTAATTGCATAAAGTCGGTTCAATTCGTCTTGGTCGGTAATAGTTTCCCATTCACCCTCTTTTAGTTTTTCAGTAATAAACTTTCTGATTAATTTCTTTGGTTTCATTTTCGTGTTTTAATTAAATTCCTACTGATAAACCGCCCAACAGATAACAGCGGTTTGTGGTCATTAACCAGACCACACAAGGCTTTGCTTCGTTAACGAACCACAAGTCGAAAAGCGTTATGCGTTACGCAACGCTGCCGTGTGCCCCAACAATATTTTCAAATCATTGACAATATATCGGTAATGGTGCATTTCGCTTTCGTTTGGAAATAATGATTGCAAAAAATCATCATTCTCTTTCTGATAAACACCATACATCCGTGACATATTATCGTAGCTATATTGGACGTTTGCAAGCCTATCACATAGCTTTACATACTTTGCCCACATTGTTTTTCTGATGCCATCGTAGTAAGCCTCGTTTGCTCTTTCTTTTCGGTTCTTGCCTTTCTCATTCGTTACAGCATAAACAATGTTTGCGACCGTTTCACCAGCTACTTGTTTCACATCGTTGTAAGTAAGCCTACAATCCTCAATCGTATCGTGTAACCAACAAGCTGCCAATACATCGCTTTGAGCCTGTACAGGTATGCAATCAATATACTTTTGTGCAATCATAGCTACCATAGCTAAATGCACCGAATAAGGTTTACCATCGTATAAATGGTTTGTGTTGTTGTGTGCTTCAATTGCGAAGCTGATAATTTTACTGTTCATATTTCAAATTTCAATTCGTTTTCAAAAAGACAGAACACATAACATTTATGTGCAGAACTACAATTCTACTATCCAAGAAGGATATGGGTATTGATGTCTTTCTCCGATTACTGGTGCAGGAGCCATCCAATCATTTCCATCAGGATGCCTTACAGGTTTTTTATCTACGATTTTTAAACCGTTCTTAATTAAGTGCAGCTCAAACATAGCATTCCATTCCGGGCCTGAACCTGCATACTGTAACGCATCATCTATTATTGTATTGTATTTCTCATGTGTCATTTCGTCTCAATTTAAAAATACATATAACAAGTTTTCAGTAACGGAATTAATCACTTTCTTGATTAATGCCAATAATTATCAAGTAAATGATCGCGTAAATTATAGGAGCTACCCCAATTAAAGGTAAAGGATTTTCCCAGCTTACCTTAAAACATATTAGCAATCCCATTGCGATAATTAAAATTTTGTCTATTACTTTCATATTTGAATGAGTTATTATACGTTATCTATTGTGGCCGTAGTTAATGAATGATATAGTAGTTATTGCTTTATAAAGTGATCTAATTTATTGTGCAAAGATTCCCTTCTTCGCCAATGGGTCCTTCTGGATACTGTTTCAATGCTTGATACTTTTCAATCCTAGCCATTACAGCGGCAGCCTGTTCCTGGAAATTATAATAATCTCCGTGTATGATTTCTGAAATATCTCTTACGAGTTTACCTTTCTCAGAATCGGGATGAATGATTTCGCTCATGTTATTCTTTATTATCATTAAAATAATTTACCACCGAAAACCGGCTATCGCCTAACGTCATTTTTACCGGCTCGGGAATGCTCTCCTTTCGGCATATTAGGCATCCTCTGTGGTAAATATTTGTACCCGCCCGGGTACGCTCGGGCCGGAAAATGATATATCACAAACCCGTAAGGGTATAAAATTTCTACCGTCTACCACTCCAGAGATAAGATATGAAAAACACCATAGACATAAATAAAGAAATCAAATAAAGAACTAATGTTGAAAGAAAAACCAACTTCTCCCAATCATATATCTTTCGATCGCCGTCAATGTGTAAACACACAAGCGCGTAAACTAATTGTATGTACATGGCTATTAAACAAAACACTGAAGTATTTATAAGGATCTTTCTCATGGTTTTATATATCGTAATAAGTTTCTTTCCCGCAATCCACACATGTATGCTTAGCATACCTTTCTTGATAGTTGTTTTTAATTTTAACACGAAAATGATCGCAACGACAAGGGCCGGATTCTTTTTTCTCCATGAAAGCGACAGCTGCCTTTTCTATTTCGATAAGCTCATCATCCATAGACATTTTACTTACAGGATAAACCCTTCCTCGTGGATACTTTCTGCTCCAGTCAGCAAGTCTCTTTACTATATCTTCAGCGTTCATATCAAACATTTACTTTTAAAAACTCAGAATCTCCTATGAAGATTTTTTTCTTAATCTCCCCTTTCTCAAACCCGGAACCGCTACTACCTTTCTCTCCGTATATGATGATATAGTCAGGAGTTATCTCGTAGAATTTATTTGCAGTAGCATATAGCTCATCGTTCTTGTATATCTCCGCAACCTGCCAGTACCTGGAGTCATAGTGTTTCAGCACGAATTTATTCTTGTTTACGCGGGGAGAAATATTTTCTTTTTCAAAAACGATTGCATTTTTCTTGGCCTGCTCTTCTTTATAGTATTCTAATGGAGAAATCAAAATAGGCGCAACACTTTCATTATCAGGAATATAAGACTGAACATCAGACTCTTTAATCTGTCCTACGAGTTTCGCTCTATGGGAACGATTCAACCGGTCCGCCAGCCGGATCAGTTTTCTTTCCACGCTGATATCGATACGCTCCTTACACAGGAACGTCTCCAGCTGGGCGATCATGATCTTAACGTCAGCTACCTCACTACACAGCTCGTTGTATACATTGATATCTTCAATAGACATTTCAGAATGTGGTCTTGTGATACGTTCTTCAGAGACGAGCCCGGATCGGCGGGCCTTATTGATAGCTTTTATCAACTCGGACATTTCCTCAATAGCCATCATTAGCTGATCAGAAACGCCCCATGTTCTTACCGCTGACTTAAATAGATGCTCACTATCTTTCAATGGATCACTCATATAGGATTAGTTTTTAGGGTAAACAAAGATTACACAAATCAGCGCAGCAACCATCACAACAAACAGTACTGCGGACCCGATCATAGCGCGGGGATCACCAGATTCTTTCGACTTAAAGAACATAGCCGCAAAGAACAGTAAGAAGAATAGCAGGAATGTGATAGGCATAAATGCTGACATAAGTTTTTTATTACATATACGAAACCCCGGAACGTAATGTTTCGCCCGGGGTTCACTTTTTTATTAACAATAGTAATACTATTTAAAGTGTTTGTTCAGCAGCTCAATATTTTCCGGGTCGGAGAGGAAGTCTTCTGCTGAGTTTGCAGACTTGAAACTGCCATAATGAGGACAAGTACAAGCAACCCGTCTCCATTGATTTAATTCTGAATAATACACCTGCACCTTGCCGCCTTCATTCATCTTATGTTCTAGCTGTTTGCGCTCGAACCATGCTTCGGCTGCCTCCTTGGTGCGGTGGACGTTGCCGATGGAGAGTTGAGCATTATCATAAACACCATCATTCCAAGTGCATAAAACACCTATTCCTGCCATATTGCATATGAAATACTTATCCCTCACCTTCGGCCATTCATCCTTCGGTTGCTGCTGAGATAGTTGGGCTTTTAACTCCGCGTTCTCTTTGCGTAAGCGTTCGAGCTCATCTTCTTCTGCTATATCAGATAGCGTTATTGGCTCGTAATTATTAATTTCATGATCCCATTTACCATCTTTAGGAATAATGGCAATAGGAAAAGATACCCTAACAGGAGAGTACTCTGTATATCTCTTGTCGCTACACCATTTTAACCCCGCTTCATCAAGCATCTTCGCCAGTTTGTCGTATTCATCACGGTTTGTAACTACAATTCCACAGCCACTTTCAATTATGTCTTTCAGTTTCATAATGTTAATTCTTTTTATGGTTTGTTAAATTTTTAACAATTAGTTCAGAAATCTCAACAATTTGTGAATAACTGAGATCCTGCCCATGTCGCTGGATAATACTTACCAGGGCATCAAGCACATCGGGGGATCCCTTACTTATGAACCTGTAAGGAAAAGAATACAAGCATTTCAATGTAACCTTATCGCTTATCCTTCTCTTAAACAGTTCATACACGCCGCTGCTCATTTCCGGGCGGAACCTTTCAGACGGATCGGTACACAACATCCACGGCCCAGGCATCATACTCGGAGGATAAAACATAAGGACTTTAGCGGGAATAACATACCCCTTCATCCCTATAAGATCTACACCACCATTACGAGTTTCCATGGTCCGGACACCTGGTTGGATTGGATAATCCTCTGAGATATAGACAAGGTCACCAGGCTTGAAAGCAATACCACTAAAAAGACCGTTGTAACAAACAGGATAGTGTAGCTCTCGGCGCCCATCAAAAAAAGTTTTATACATAATGTTCATACACACTTATACACCCGGCCCATAAAAAATGTTTCAATTTCCCAACAAAAGATTTTGACATACATAACTTCAACGATCTAACCTCTTCCCTGTTCAAGACACCAGAGCCTATACATAAATCGATCATACCCACATAATAATGCCCAAATTTTCAATGTCAAGAATAAACCACTCACCCCTATATTCCAGAGTACGCTCGTAAAGAACATGGTCCAATGGGCTAAAGTGAGGTTTGGCCACCGGTGAAACACCAGTGTTTACTGGGAAAGTTGAAAAATGAGTAGTTGATCAGGATCAATAGGTGAACTCATGGGGTCAATAATTGAACACATTGCACCAATAGGTAGACTCAAGGAACCAATAGGTGAACTCACGGCGATAAGAAGCTAGCTCACGGCGCTAAAAAGGTTGGTGTGGGAGGGGTACTGTATCCGTACAAACATCCCTCCCCTGTTTTCAGTCCCGAAACGTAACCCAAAGTTCAAAGCCCCCCGCCCTATTATCGAATAAGATTCCAGTACACTAGGGTAGGGTAGGGGGTTGCCTTGTCAGTTATGACCTGACATATTGTCTACTTAACATAATAAATATTATACAGGCAATCTAATAACGTTTCATGCATGGGAAAAATTCGCGTATATATGGTATAAACTAAACGCCTGTTTACTAAACATTTAGGTGATGTTAAATATTTAACACTTGAAACCTTTTTCTGCAACATCTACCCAATCCACCCCTTGCCCATGCATATTTTTACCCTATTTCCATACCCTTTATTAACAAATTAGACTCTATATATCAGCAAGTTACATTTAGTCGATAGGTTATCAACACCATATTGTTAATATCAAGTTTGATTTTTTTTCTGCAAACTATTGCAGATTAAAAAACCTTATCTATCTTTGTCATGTCGATATGATTAAACAACATAGAGATAAGGCCGAAAGGCTACCAGTTCTTTTACATGTACATACATTAAACACAGGGCAACAAGGTAGTTGTCCTAATGGGAAAGGTATGTACCAAAGGTAGATAACCCGATGGTGGGTGTACTTAACAGTTAACAGGCTTTACTAACCTGTTCCTTATCTTAACCTTTGTTTGTTCATTGACGTATTGTGTAAAGCCCCTAGATATATAGGAAAGTAGTTTTACCGGAGGTAATTCGGCCGTGACCATACACGGACTACATGGGTTAAAAAGGTTAAGCGGGTACAAGTCCGCTGAAATTATCCGTCGTTTACTACACCGAATGCAGGATATATTTAATAGACTTAATGTTCCACGTGGAACATTTAAAATATAGCAACGTTCCTGAATGTTTGCAAACGTCACGGCAACAGGGTTACCAAAGTGAAACGTTACCCCTTAATTAGTTGAAATAAGACTATAGAATCGAATTCGATTAAGGGGGCTAAAAATCCATAAACATGAAAAATGCAATCATTACCGTATTTCAGGCCTCTACAGGTCTTGAAATCAAAAAAGAGTACAAAGGTGAATTCCTTACTTCAGAGGAGACAAAGTCCAAAATTATTGGGTCTTCTCTTCATTCAGTTTTTTCCCTGCTCAAAGTTAGGCAAGAGACTGGTCAGAAAATCTTTAAACTTTCCGAATCATTGGATATTTCCTTTGAGATGGATGGTGTTAAGATTTCCACCGCTGAGGTACGAGAATCATTAAAAGTACGTCTGAAACTTGGCAACAAGGCAAAACAGCAAAGAAAATTTGCTCAGACCTTTAAGGCCATTATTGACTATGCTTTGACAGATAATAAGTTTATGACCTTGGAAGAGGTTATCGAATCTATCCCTGCAGAGTAATTACACTACCATCATTATTTTCCCCGCCCGAGGTATACCGCTTCGGGCTTTTTTATTACCAAAAAACCACAGGTCATGAAAAGTCAATTCATTTCCCCCGCCGTGCGCTCTGAAATTTCAACCATGCGCAAATATAAAGTCCGTAAACAACAAACGGATAAACACAACAGATACGTTTGGGCTGTTATCGCAGTGGCTACAATTGTGGCAATCGTATTGGACCAACTAGGCTTAATCGTATGAAAAAGCAAAGAGACTTCACAGTAATGGCCTATATTATAGGCTATGGACTAGCGTTTATCATTGCATTACTCACTTCATTATAAATAAGTCATGGACGCAAAAATTTTTTACAAAGAACTGAAGCTTAACAAGCCAACAGTTTATGAGGCATTCACTAATTCGCATGGCCAAGTGGTTGTGTTGGTAGAACATCCATGGAAAGGTGACGAATATCCAGTTATTGCCATGTTTCCCGAACTTCAAATGGCGTTCAAAACAGAATTCTTTGACACAGAAGACATGTTGGCCGAACACAAAGAGTATGAACCGTATTTTTATAACGGGAAAATAAAATATGGCGCTGGGAAAATTGAAACTTCAGATGAGGAGTTTCTTGGGTATATCATAAAAACACTCATTCCTGACCTGAGAGAGGGAGGGCATGACTTTATTGCCGACGATATTTTCAGATTGTATGAAATGGTATCTAAACTGATGTAATATGAACTATCCTTCTATCGGGTTTCTTGCCCGTATAAAAAATTCTTGGCCGTACTCTGTACGACTGAATGAATTCATCCGACAAAAAGTCGAGAACGAATTGAAAATTGAAATACAAGTTGTCGGAGAATCACGCGATGACTGGGAGCAAATAAGATATTCCAACCCACTAAAGCAGACTATCAGTACAATTGGTTGCGAAAATACTATCTTTGGAGACCCGCAAGTGAACATTATGTTCCGAGCATGGCATGACTACATCCATATCACAAAGCAATTGGACTTCTCGCCCATTAACGAAGCTGCCGTAGCATTCATCCAAGCAAGTGAACTGCCTTGGGACTGGTGGTACGAGAAACAATTAATCATCGCCGAAGTTGTCGGGCAAGTTGTGAATCACGAACGTACAGGTCAGTTCAATCACGACCAACGTGCATTCACACTTAACCTACTGGCAACAGGTACAACAGACGTAAACTTTTAAATCCAACATACCATGAACACAGGTAAAATTCCCGCAAACGTAGGACATTCTATGTCCAAGCAAGGTAAAATTAAAGTAGGTCGCAACGCTAAAGAGGTGGCCCGTAAACTTGAGTCCGGAGAATACATCTTCCGTGACGGATACATTGTCAAATTAAAGTAGTATCCCGCCCCTAAAATGGGGCGCTTGGTCAGGTGGCGTAATTGGTGAAAGCAACGTGGGCTTGGTGAAAATCCAACACGTCTGATGCAGGTTCGAATCCTGCCCTGACCACCAATTTAATTGATGAGTTCGTCTAATGGTAGGACTGATCTATGATAGATCCTGATGCTGAGTTAGTCGGCACTGAAAGTTGAAACACTTATACGGGTTCGATTCCCGTACTCATCACTATAAAAATCCAAAGCTTATGTCAGAGTTTGAAATCATTATCCTCCTTCGCAAAGGTAATTTGAAGGATCAACTGCTCACTGAGAACAAAGTACTTGCATACGAATGGCTCAAGGAACGGGCAGCAGAGGTACTTGAGTGGGAAAAGTGTATTATCGAAGAAACGTATGAGACTATCACGGCAAGTGAAGAGGATGTATACAGTAGAATCAACAGAGATATCCGAGGTCTTGGGTATGAATTTATTTGGCTCACAGAAGTTGAACCTCAATAAAAATAATCATGAGCAAACGTGCATCCAAACAAGCGTACGATTCTTTCAATAGACTGTATGCTCGGTTCGAATCAGGTGAAATTAACCTGAAAGAACAGACGGTTAATGGCAGTCCCGCGCAAAAGTATGACGGAAACATGAATGGTATTGCAAAGGACCTGAGCGAAGGTAAAGATCTTGAACAGTTATTCATCCATGCATACGACCGAGCAGACATATCCATATTCTCACAACTGGTGACTGGTGTACTGCATAAGGGAGTAAACTTCATGCCCGATGCTGCGAAGGCAAAGTTCCGTAAGAAGTATGCTCAGCTATTTGATTTAATTATCGAGAAACATTTGTAACTATGGGACGCTCAGTAGATTACCTCAGCCATGCACTACACGTAGTGTATATCGACGTTGACTATCCTGACAAAGTTGAGAACGAGGATGGTGAGATGGTAGATGCAACAGACTTTGATAATGAATGTCATTGGGACTGGTTCACAGAAACAATCACGGAGAATCTCCCCGCCGGTATCAAGTCGCTCGATAATATTTGGAAGGAACGTAAATGGGACGGTGATGAAACACGTATCATCTTCGAGAACAAACACTGCGAGATAGGACTATCCGAGTACTGTGGTATTGCATCCATCTCTATCCGTGACAAAGATAACTCGGACCACCCCGGCCTGGCCATAGCATGGGCGCATAAAGTATGGCCACGCATCGTCCGGAATCTACATGATACGTTCGGAGAAAATGTACTCATCAAGTTAGGTACGTTCTCCAATGGACAAAGTGTGTACGATAGAATGAAACCTTAAATCCACATAGTTATGAAAACACCACGCATCATTCAATTACTTGATTTACCTGAAGGTAACTCAGTTAATTCAGAGTTCGGACTAATATCTGTACTCGACCCATCGTTTCCGAGTGAGACAATCGAAGAAGAATTCTCCGAATGGATGGAGGATACTCAAGGAGGAGGTAATGCATCAGAATTTGTTGATTACTTAAACTCAAAGTGGCCGAACATATTCGAAGTAGTGTTTGTTGAACAAATAAATCCATGAACCATGAACATCACATACACCCATTCATTTGTCTTCAAGAAATCGAAGACTGTATTCAACGACTGCCCGCCGAATAAAGATGGGCGCACCGATGTTGAAGTCACAACATTCAAGCGAGAGAATCAAATCGTATCATCCTTCCAGTATGGTAAGGTGGAATATGGCCAAGGGTACTCATCATTCTCATTCACCATGTACCAAGATGAGTACGGTAGAATCCATAACGAATCATTCAAGCGCATCACCGACAAGATGATTCAGAAGCAACACTCAGAAGCTGTTGCTATCTTCATGAAGAACAAAGGATGGGAGGTTAAGCCATGAACCAGAAGGAAATACAAGAGCGCAATAAGCAGATAGCTATGATGCTTGATACAAAATTACATGAATCACAGTTATCTATGCCTCATCCTCATTATACTTGTTACCACTCGGATTGGAATTGGTTAATGGAAGCGGTTGAGTTTATTCAAGAACTTGAAGATAAATTAGGTGATAAAGAAAACTTCAAGATATTCAATAGAGTTCTTGCCTTATCAATAGGAACTAAAAAAGAAACTGTATTTATAGCAGTATCTGATTTCGCAAAACAGTACAATGAGAACAAGAAATAGGAGACACAACCATGAAATACTTTCTCGTAACATTCACCGAACTGTACGACGGGTACGAGTTCACCTCAACGCACGCTATCGCAGCACATGACCATCGATCACTAATGATTAAAGTGAATAGCCTTCGACATGAAGGCAACGACTTTGAAGACCGACTCGACAAGGTGGTTCTAATCTCCAAAGAGGAGTTCGATATGTTCAACGAATTAATTTCAAGACAACCATGAAAGACTCAGTAACAGTACCTACCAATGCAAAGATTCTTGTATGGTGGGACGGGCAAGCCATCGCCGTAGTAATGGGTAACACAGAGCAAGTCATTGAACAGATCGAGACTGCATGCAGAGAACATTCATGCTTCGAGTCTGTCAAGGTTATCCGCCCAGTCGATATCAACCTTGGTTTCCTGGAAAAAGTATACATCTCAGTACTCATTAATGATGGTATTGAAAAGTATGAAGGTGATGTTGAGCTAACTACCATCACTGATTATTCACACAATAACTACATGGAGGTACAGCCATGAACAAAGCAACAAAGATGATACTATGGTGGGAAGGACAAGTACTAGCCATTGTAATGGGTGATGCCAAGCAGATAACCGAACAGATTGAAGAGGCGTGCCGCAACAACTTAGGCTATCCCGAATTCATGGTTGTCGAACCCAACGATCTCAACATCGGAAAGCGTGACGTAGTATCGCTCGATACAAAGTACAAGTACTCAGAAGATGGTGATTGGAATGAGGGTATGGTTGAATTAACAGAGGTACTTGATTACTCACCTCAGCGTGACACAGGATGGATCGAAACTCATTATGAAATCTCAGGTGCTATCTATCTTGAGTTCGAAAAAGATAATCCAACCGGCCTCGTAGCTGAACGACACGCAGCACAGGGTACTGGTGGACTGTACGAACTGGCCGAAGAATTAACCGATGAGTTCGAAGAGATGAACAAGGACCGTGAATGGGACGGTGAGTACATCGAAGAACTTTATTCATTCATTCAAAACAAATTGTATGGCACTGCATAACGAACACCTCCGGAAAGCTGACGAGACGTATGAGATCCGTCACGATAACAATGGCAATGCTATCCACGTATACATAGACGGGTACGGCGGGGCCAAAGTGTACCCAACACTCAACGAACTGGTCAAAGATGTGTACCTCAATGAGGATAGTGAATCTTTCTACATCAAGGAAGATGAACTTGAATATCTGTACGACTTCGAGGAGTACAACTTTTACAAGATGCGCGAAGCATGGCTTGACAAATTTTAATACCAACCACCATGAAAAAGAAAAATCCAGCAGTGAAAACACTACTCGTACACAACCAGGTACGTAACATCATCAATGTATACCGACAAGCATTCGACCACGAGGTTGAAGCAGGTACAAAATGGTATAAAGAGGCTCGAGAATTCTGCGAGCAATTGGCTGACAAATCAAATGGTAAGGTTCACTGGACCACAGTTGCTGCCATCGTAGCTGTGTTATCTCCGGGAGTTACATGGGAACGCAACAAGCTTGATGCTGAAGACCTCATCCTTAAGTACCTCACTAAAGGTAAGAAGGTTAACCCATATCGCTATGCTACTTACCCTGTTAATGTTAGCAAGGCAGAAGATATCTATGCGACAGACCCTGCATACGAAAGCTATTACAATATCATAAAAGGTAAGGCAGGATTCAAGACCGCATCGTTCTTCACAAACATTCTCGGAGACCTTTCTGTTGTCACAGTAGATCGCCACGCATACAAGGTAGCAAACAATATCTACGAAGGTGGTGCTGTCCCAATGCATGCTAAGCGTTATCGTGACACTGCTTCTGCTTATGTTAAGGCAGCTGAGATACTCGATGTTCCCCCGGCTATCGTACAAGCGGTGACATGGGTTACATATCGTAGACTGTCCGGCCTTGTCAAGCAACAGGAAGAGCTTGCTGAAGAAACTTATGTTGAACCATTTTAATTCATAAAGCCATGGCACTATTAAGCAAGAGAGTATTCACTGTTATTTCTTTCTACAAGAACAAAGATAAAGATGGAGTTATCCACCTCAATCAAGAGAACGAGAGATTCCATATCAGTTACATGCTGCAACCTGATAATGAAGATACTCCTGAATATATCTATGCTCTTCAGGATATTGGTGACAAAGTTCTTGACCTTAAAGTTGGAGATCATTTATTTTTTCAACCGAACAGGGATATTCCTGAAACTTTTGCTATCATTATACGTAATGAGTAGTAGTTCTTTTCAATACCGGGGAGTGGCGGAATGGTAGACGCTACGTGTGCACACGTATAAAGGTATCGCGTAAACTTGTTTGTTGATGTAACAGTCACGATAACCAATGCAAGGAGCAGAAGCGAGAGGAATATACAGGTTCGAATCCTGTCTCCCTGACAAAACAAAAACGCGGGATGGCGGAATGGTAACGCACTACAATTAGCAATGACCTCACGAGCGTATGACAATTGCAGAGAGGTAGCTGTTGTTTAGAATAATGTACATGTTCAAAGACAACGTAGGTTCTCAGTACAGTTGGGCCCGGTCAGTCCATGAGAATACAGGTTCGAGTCCTGTTCCCGCGACAAATAAAAAAAAGTAAAGCTTATGTCAATCAAAGAAGCAATCGAGAAAGCGTTAGACTCAGGTGGTATAACCTATTGCTGGTACACCGGAAAAGAAATCACAAGAGATTATACATTACAAACATCTTTTGTATTCGCAGCCTGCCCTAACATCGGCGTCAAACCATTGGTTGGTATGACTTCAATGAACATGTTCGTTAAGCGTATGGTTGTTGAGCGCGTATCAGAAGTGATAGGTAAGTACAACGAACATGGGTTAACCTACATTGGTATCTGGGTTGAGAAGATCGAAGGTATATTCTCCATCCATGTTGATGCGGTGAGGATGTTTGAGAATGAGGACCTAGCAACAGAGTTCTGCAAGAACAATAACCAATTAGCATACTATGACTTCGTTACTGAACGTAGTGTGTATGTGGAAAAGAAAACAGTTTAAGATAAGCGCGGAGGTTTAGTGGATTTTTCCTCCCCGCCCAGGCCGATCACGACAGGGTGTTCACCGGTTCGATCCCGGGTCGGTCGCAAATATTTGTAGTATGAAAAAGGAAAAGGTTGTTATCATTAAACAAGGAGGAGTAATCACAGGTGTATTCTCCACAACAAAGGTAAGCTTGGTAATCATCGATCATGATGAGTTGAGTAATCAATCCAATGCAGACAATGCTATTCAGAAAGCGCTTGATGAATACGAACCTGATTACATCTCATCTCCGGCAGAGATCGACAACGTAATACAACAGGAGCTTTGCCAGTACCGTGAGATCGATAGAGAGGAGGACAGCGTATGAAATATACAACGCATTTGTATTACACAACCGGAGACGAAGAGCATTATGTTGGGTTCGAACTACATAACACAAAGCAAGAAGCTACAAGAAGGATGTATGTTGTGGCACAAGACGCTATCAAGTCACCATCACATGCCGCACCTTACTGTAGATTCTCAAACAGTTATGCGCTGCACATCAAGTGCACTCAGAACAGTAACAACAAAGTTATCTTCGATCAGTTCATTGCATCATGGGATGGCAGAAGCTTTGATGTTGATGATATGTTCAGCACTATCATTCATCAAGATATTACTGACAACCATATCGTAAGTGTCATAGCTAATGTGTCATGTGACATCTCGCTAACCACCATCTACGGTCCATCTTCCGGAACAGAAACATACCTATCAAGAGGCGTGTGTGTATACAAGGACTGTAAGTTCTCAAGGTTCAAGAGTGTTAACCGGGTGATGTATCAGCGAACTGAAGATAACAATCTAATCAAGGCACATGAAAAAGCACTGAGTGTCATTGCCAAAAAAATCGGAATGCTTTATGGCTAAAGGAAAGAAAAGGATGGACCAACTGAAGGAACAGTTGACATCAATCAGAAAACAAATAGCTGAGTATGAGAAGCGTAACTTCTCCAAGCTGAGTGAACAAGAGATCAGATCATACAACCTGTTAAGGGTTGATGCTGAGATGGTTGAAAGAAAGATCTCTAACCTGCAATCCAATGAGCCGGAGCTTGGCTCGGAAAAGATATCCCACTACAGGATAGTATCCGAACAGGCTGATCGAAAGATTAACCGGTCCTAATTTGTAAATCAATTACACAATCAATACCTTTACAAACATGAAGCGATTACTCGCTGCCTTAAGCATGGTCCTCCTGGTGGGAGTGGCTATGAGTGCTGGCTCGTACAATGCCAGTGCTGCACAAACCAAAGAAATTGTATCCTCAGTCGGGGTTGATGTTGGATATGATACCGTTGACTATGTCTTCGTTGCCAATGATATGCCAGCAGAAATGCCTGCCCCATCTAACAGCGACGCTATGTCGTTTGAGTTGAACGCCGAAATTGTTTACCCAGTGTACCCGAATTACCGGTGGTTTGCTACCAGTAATAGTTTGCTATGTGGTATTCAGCTAAGCTATCGAAGCAACTTATATCTAAACTCAAATTCAACATCACATCTTAGTTCCGGAATGCATCGCTTCTCTCATTCGAAGTGAACACATTAACAGAATAAAAGTGTGAGAACACATTGAAGAATCCCCGGTGGTTGGCCGGGGATTTTTTATTTATAAAGTGAAACATTATCAATCAACATACGTATTAATTCAACAGGGCCTTTAGCTCATCGGGTTAGAGCAGTTGACTCATAATCAGCAGGTGGTTGGTTCGAGTCCAGCAAGGCCCACTAAATCTACAAACCATGGAATTAATTAAGCCACAAGAATTGGTGCAAGGTAACATGTATTACCTGGTGCACCACAAAGTAAGAAACGAATCAGGAAGATTGTCTTGCCGCATGACAAAGGGTAAGCTTGAACACATCACAGTGTATGATGATGACAAGTACAACGCACTGTTCATGTCGAACAACAAGAACGTACTTTCATCACAGTTCTACTACGTCTTCAAGACACCGGCGGAAGCAACTGAATTCATGAAACAAGCTATCACACATGAGCCAAGTAAACAAACCAAGCAGTCAGCCTATTAACGATGCGATCGTCCTTGCCAAACTAGCTAAGCTTGGCAAGGAGATTAAGGCGTACCGTAAGAAGCTACACAACATGACTATCGATGAGCTCGTGCTTAAGTCCGGTGTGTCAGCAAGAACAATCTCGTACCTGGAAGGTCTGCCTCTTCAAATAAAAGAGATGGGTGTGCCAGAGAAGATCATCAAAGTGAGGATCGACAACCTGCTTCGCATAGCTTATGCCCTTGGAATGGAAGTTAAACTAACCATCAAATAAAAATGTCAGAGAAAAAAGCATTAAACCCGGACGCAGTAGCTATGCATGCTGCACTGTCTGAAGAGTACAAGCAGATGAACATTGCTCTTGCTACCATATCTTCAGCAAGATCAGCTCTTCGCATTGCCCAACGCAACAACAGCTTAGCTCTTCAGGCTGCTATCAAACTCAAAGATGACAGCAGCATCAAGCTTATCAAAGACAATGAGAAGCGCATTGTTAAAACACTGACAGAGGTTACAGCTATCGTTCAGCGACTGTCAGGCTCAAACCTCACAGCCATGCTGGAGTACGGACCGTACCTTAACAAGGTGATTGAGAAGTGCACTCAGTCCGGTAACCTTACCGACATCGCATACATCCTTGACTTGTACAACAACGGCGCACTTGCTCCGATCATTGAACAGGCAAAAGAATTGTTGAACCAAAAGAAATCCGAAGATGAGAATCAGGAATCCGTTTCGCAGGAGGTACCATCCACCAGCGACAACACCGAGAACAACCAAGACAACGCAGGACCTAGCTATATTCCTGAGTCGGGAACTGAATCACGAGATGGGGACAGCACTGGCGGAAGCGCAAGTGATTCTGGCAGCATGGAGTAAGTTCGGTAACACATCCTCCGACGATGACATGGTTGAGTATATTCACAACCGGCTTGTCTACTACAACAATATCGTCAAGCTTACCAAACGAGCACAGCTTGCGAGATACCTGCAGAAGAAGTTGTTCTTCAAACACTTCAATGGCTGGAAGAAGATGCTCGATACATGTGCTAAAGATTACCTCAAAGAGAATTGGGAACCAAAGATAACAGACGATCAGGAATTCAACGATTCAAAATAAGAACGTGTGAATGTGGATACCATGGTCCTATGGTAGGGAAGAAGTGTGCTCGATGCAAACGTATCGGGCGAGGGAAAAACACCAAGCCCTACCGTAGGAAACCATCCGGTGAAGGAGATCTATTCAAAGAGATATGGGAATCAACACCCATTGAAGAGAGGGTATCATTCGTTACCGGGCTACCACTTCCTGATGTGAACAACGCATACTCGTATTACTTCTCACATGTACTGAAGAAGGGATCGTATAAGCATTTCCGGTTGTACAGAAAGAACATTGTGTTCATGACACTTGAGGAACATAACACATGGGAGATTAATCAATACAAGATTAAAGATGATCCGATGTGGTCCCACGTATTTAAACTAAAGGAGGAACTTATCAATGAATACAAAGAAAGGTTTTGATGCAGCAGCAGTCATAGCATTGTGGATTCTCTGCGCTATTGTTATGTGGCATGAGAAGAAACTTGTGATGACACTCGTTGCTTTATTCGTATTACTGTTTATCACATGGGCCGTACTGTTCCAGAGTGATGACAGTGATGACAACGATAACAAAGGAGGTTACAATGATGGACTTGTATGAACATTCCACCGATGTATCCGGCGCGAAGATCGTGTCGATGGCATTCATTACTCCCGGGCAAGACAAGGTTGTGTATGATTCCGTATCGTTCAAGTCTGATGTAGATGCCAAGGGATATGTTGTGTCTTCAGTGATGCATCATATCCTGCAGTGCATGGACTTCTTAGCGAACGAGATGAACACACCAGACTCGGCTGACAAACAAACCATCATACGTGGTAAGAGATACCTTGCTGAACACATGAAGGATGTACAAAACTTCTTGTCTGTCACATTTAAAATGAGGCACGTTCTCAAGGCATATGCATACACGTTTGATCCTGACAACAAAGATCAATTCAATCGTGGTATGTATGCCATTCAAACCGTAATAAGAAACTCGTATGACTACCTCGAAAGATTGCGATCCGATAATTTCTTTCAAGATCGGAAAGTCCTCATTCCAGATTAGCCCAGACTCATACTACGTAAGGAACAAGAGGGATGTCGTTAAGCTTAATCTTATTGATGTTGTTTATGTAGAGAAAAGACCAAGCTCATCTGTAGGATTGAAAGGTTATAAGCACGGTAGTGGATACAGAGTATTCATGTTCATGTCTGTCTTCAATAAGAAGATAGGGTTATTCATACACACGTTGGCTATGGAGCAGAGAGCATATGAGCTAACAATTAATTACTTCGGCGTTAACAAGCATGCCCTATATGCTATCGATTTAAAAAGGAGTATCAACAATTGTTTCTACTGCAATACTGAGCACGACAAGCTTACTGTTGATCACGTTGTTCCAGTAAGAACACTACGCAAGCATAAGCTAATAGGTAAAGAAAGTAGGTCAGTAGGTATCATTGACAATGCAGTAAGGTGTTGTAGAAAATGTAACATTGATAAGGAATCAAGTTCGATTCACGATTGGAAAAAACGTTTTGAAAAACTAGATTTGCACAACGGCACCAGCATGTGGGCCAAGGAAGTTTACAGTACGCTCAATAAGATATGCGATGGAAGCAATATTCTACTTTATCCCTGGGCAGGGACCGAACCTAAGAGATAGGTTAAGTGACCTCATAAACAAAGAGGACTTCGTAAAGGTACTTGAAGAGTTCACCGGTAAAGAGATACAGGTTACACTCGAAGAGTCAGCATCTCTTTCTCCCAAGAGAAAGTTATACAACTACTACCACAAGGTAGTATTATCATCAGCCATTCAGATGTTCTCCGACCTTGGCTATGAGGCAATGGATAAAATCAAAGCTGACTATCTTCTGAAAGCTGAGTGCGCCACATCTACCATGATACGCAACGGTAAAGAGGAACCGTTCCTCGAAGACAAAGCTGCCATGTCTAAGACAAGACTCATAAAGTTTGTTAACGACTGCATTCACTTTCTTGAATCAAATGGATACGAAGTACCGGATGCTGATGAATACAAAGCTATGCTTAAGTATGGCAGAGAAATGAAATCAGTTTCAAGAATGAAACCTAATCATCAATTCGACGTAGAATAAACAATGGGTACAATCTTTACAAACAAATACAATCTACCTCAGTCATTCGTTAATGCTGTCAAGGTAGATAATCACGTTACCAAAGGTGACATCTCGGTAACAACATTGATCGATGCACCTCGCATACGACAACTCAAGCGTAAACACCAGATCGTTGAAGATGTTTCTGATCGTGTGTTCGCACTCATGGGTACAGCAGTGCACCATGTGCTTGAGCTATCAGACATTGGATCGTCATCCGCCCGCAAGATCGTGGAGACGGCAGGTATCTTGAAGGAACTTGGTATCAGGAATGGTGATACGGGGATGGTTAACGCATCGGTATACCTTGAGAAGGTTGCTCGTTTAAATTTCCCGGAAGCATTCAACAACAACATCATCACTGAAGCTACATTATCTGTGCAAGCAGGTGACATGATCCTGTCCGGTACGTTCGATCGTCTTGACAAAGAGCAGCTCTTCCTGCAAGACTACAAGAACTGTAGTACATGGATGTATATCTACCCTGAAGAACGTAAGAAGTGGGCACGTCAGCAGAACATCTACCGATGGATGATATGGAAGGAGTATGGTATTCTCGTTGAGAAGCTACAGATCGTGGCCATCTTCCGTGACTGGTCATCCGGTAAGGCTAAACGAGAAGGTAACTATCCGAAGGCACCGGTAATGGTCATTGATCTTGATGTATATCCTATTGAAAAGGTAGAGAAGTACATCTTAAACAGAGTGAACCTGCATGCATCAGCAGATGCTGGAGCTGACATTGACTGCACAGGTGAAGAGAGATGGGCATCAGCCACTGAGTACGCTGTTAAATCCCCGGGCAAAAAGCGTGCGGAGCGTAAGTTCGAAGACAAAGGTATGGCTGAAGCTTATATACTTAAGAATAAGTTCTCAAATCCCAAGCTGTTCATCGAAGAAAGGATTGGTGCATCACGCAGGTGTGCTGAGTACTGTCCTGTTCGTGACTTCTGTCCGCAGTTCAAGAAAGAAATTGAGTCTAACCAAAACATAGAAGAGTAATGAAAAAAGAAGATGGCCTTAAGATTGTAAAGGCGGAAGTTTCCAACTTTAAAAATATCTCCCATGCAACTGTTGATGCAGAGGGAAGATCGTTCCTTGTTGTCGGTGCCAATGGCGCCGGTAAATCATCACTGATCCAAGCTATCATGGCTGCGTTCGATCAACGTGGTGTAGGTGAATACAACGTGAAAGAGGGTACTGAGTATGCAAGAGTATCTCTTGATCTCAAAGGGTACTTCAATGGTGCAGCTACCGGTTATACCGTTGAGGTAACGTTCGACCAGAAGAACAAGCGAGGTCGAATCAAAGTGTACAACAAAGACGGTGAGGTTGTCAAGTCTGGCATCGACTCCATCCTGAAGTACATTTCGTTTGATGTGTTCGACTTCATCAGAAAAGGAAGAACAGCTACCGGTAAACCATCCGAGCCTGGCATGCGTGAGCAAGTTGACATTATCAAGTCTCTTCTTCCAGACACTGAGAAGGTTCAACTCATGGCCGTCGAGAGTGTGTACAAGGAAACGTATGAAGAACGTACACTTGACAACCGACGTATCGATCAGCTCAAAGCACTGATTGCCAACTCAAAGTTCTCACAGGAAGAGATCGAGAAGTATTCCGTAAAGGTAGATGAAGCACCTATCCTTGCCGACTATGGTAAGGTGGAGAAAGCTATCGCCAACTTCGAGAAGGTGGAACGCGGAGTGAAAGAGCGTGAGGATATCATCAATAACAATCTGGCTAAGATACAGAACATTCAGTCTGAGAATACTCAGATCGAAGAACGTATCAATCAGTTGATGCAGCAGATTGAGAACAACAAAGAGAAGATCAAGACCATCGAGTCTGACAACGTACTCATTGCTGAGCTCACAGAGAAAGGCAAGCAATGGCTGAATGCAAATGTTAAGCCGGACTCCAATGAAGTAAGCCAGCGTCTTGCATTGGCCCGTGAACACAATGCTAACCATGCCAAGGTAGCAGACTTCTCAAGAGCTTACGAAGAACTGAACAGCCTTCA